TTTTTCCACCATTGGTAACAGGCGTTGCCTATTCGTGGAAGAAGAAAGCCAATTTGATTTTTTATCCTGCCATGATGAACGACCCTGAACGAGTGAAAAGGCTATTACAACAAATGGACGTATCACTACTGCCTCCTTTCCCAGACAGTTGTTAGAATTGTAGATTTAGGAGGGTATGATTTGAATTTAATTAATTGAATTTCAATAAGTTGTTAATATGAAATTGTAGAAAATGCTGTGTTTTTGTATCATAATATTTTTGTCCTAACAGTTATCGCAAATAATTGGGACTTTTGGTACATAATTAAGGGAAAAATAGAAAAACTATGTATTTAAAAGATGCTTATCATCAATATCAAATGTCTGGGAAAGGAGGCAGTAGTGATACGTTTGATTTAGTCTACACGAAGGCTGATGGTACATTTGGCGAGAAAAAGGGTTGCAAAAAACGTGTACAATTTTCAAATACAGAAAAATCAGATTTGACATCTATCACGAGAGAAAATCGGAAAGCAGGTAAGTGGGAGTTGTGGCATCCTGAATCTAATTCTTTTACGATTCATGCTTGTGGAATCATTGCATTTAACGGTCAATTTATTGACCATAGATTCTAAAAAAATAAAATGACTACATCTATTAATAATGGAAGAACTTTCAACCGAAAGGTCTTTTATGGAGAAACTGTTAAAACGGCATCTGTATCTACTAATAATAGATACGATGCCAACACATCGAAAGAAAGTTCTACCTCTAACAAAAAGTCTGTTAGTGTTGGAACGAAAAAAGTTGACATTTTCCCTTGGGGGAAGAACAATCTTCTTCCTAACGAAATGGCGGATTTAGTCCGTTCAAATGCCGATATTTTAAATCTTATGTCTGCAAAGAAAGATTTTCTTTATGGTGCAGGAATAGGATTATTTACGGAAGAAGTAACAGGTTCAACAACAGAACTCGTTCCGTATGATTTTGAAAGTGCTAAATCAAAAAAAGCACAAGAGTTTTTTGCCAAGAATGATTTAGCAGGCTATAATGAGGCAGCGGTAAGTCATATTGTTGACATGGCTAACCTTTTCGTCAATATTTCAACTTTCAAAGATAAAATCCCGACGATTACAGCAATTGACCCAACCATTTGCCGAGCAGGTTTAGACATTGACATTTTAGGTCAAGTTGTAAATTTTGTTGTTGCTCCCGACTGGTCAAAGTCTTCTGTAAAGGATGCAAAGAATGTTGTAGGCTATAACCAAGGAGTAGATTTTTCAAAAGCAGGTGAATATCTGTATCATGTGAAACCGTCACAGTCGGGGCAATTTTATTATGGGTATGCCAATTGGTGGAGTGTTTCGGATGCGATTAGAGTTGCAAACCGTTTGTGGAATTTTCATTCTAATGGATTGGACACACAGTATAATGCTGCCTTTATTGTTCGAGTAGCATCAGACTACTTCAAGCAGTTTGGAAACGAGATTGAAGGTGGGGAAGAGGCTTTACGAGACGAGTTTTGGAAAAGCATGGATGAATTGCTGTCTGGACAGCAGGGTTCTAACCGAATGATTGCTGATGAGTGTGCAGTTGGACCAGATGGGAAGTTGACACCTTACATCGAAATAGTACCTATTCAAAGAGGATTGAAGGGTACTGAATATCTTGAACTTTACCAACAGACAATTTTAGCGTTTGCTAATGCCTCTGGAATCTTGTCAAATATCGCAGGTGTCTCAAACGGTAAAGTAATGGGCGGTAGTGGTTCAGAACTCCGTGTATCAGCAGAGTTTCAGCAACAATATAGAACTGTCAGAGAGCGGAATTTAATTCTAAAGGTTCTTAATAGAGTTATTAAAAGTCAACTCGAATTACCAAACAATGCTGTATTCGCTTATAAAAATATGGTATTACAAACCTTGGATAAGAATCCAACAGGTGTTGAAAAAACTGTATCAAATACTAATTAATATGACTTATCAAATCGTTTGGCTCATTTTACAAGTATCAATTCTTAGTATCGTTTGGGCAGGTACTCGTATTCAAATCAAGAAAGGACAAACTACAGTCATGCAAGCGGCAGGAGTCATTCTTGGAACACTCACTTATTTTTTAATCAACAATACAATCTTGTTTTTGGGAGGGTATTTTGATGTAATCATTGCTAAAATTTTCTAAAAATGCTTATTAATAACGTAGAAGAAATAAGAGAGTATTTGGGTAGAGCTGTAAACGCATCGTTTGAGCCTACTTCATTACTTCCATTCGTGGGAATGGCAACTGATAACTATATTAAGAAGGCTATTGGTGAGACTTATTTTGCGAGAATTGAAAGTGCAAATGACTTGACAGAAGACGAATTAGAACTAAAAAAGCTAATTAAGCGAGCATTATCATTTTATGCTTATGGTTTATATCTGCCATTTGCATTAGGAAATGATGGTGATGGTGGTTTACATGAACCTGAAAATACCAATACAAAACCGCTAAGAATTGGCGTATTGGAGAAAAGACAGCGTGCAACCGCTGAATATTCCGCTACATCAATTGAGGCTGTGTTAGTAATGCTATTTGAAAATAAATCCTTATTCCCAAAATTTTGGGAAACTGATTTTGCAGTTGACTTAAAGAAACGTTGGTTTCGAAATGCAGAAGAGTTGAATGCTATATTTCCCTATCTTAACTGTAACTATAGATTATTGCTGACGCTTAATCCATATTTCAAAGGGGTTACGAATAGTATTGTGAAAGATACGATTGGCGAGGCTATATTAAATTTTGTAATTAATTATCATGATGCTCCAACTACGCCAACAAATCTAATCCATGCACAACTGTATAATTATGTTAGGCAGTTTATTGTAATTTCTGCCTATGAAGAATCATTATTGTTTTTGCAATTTGCCCAAACCGAAAAGGGTATTCGTGTATATTCTGAATTTGATGGTATTAATAATTCAAAAGCACCTGAAAAAGACCAATGGGCAGAGTACAAAAAGAAGATTAGTGAAATGAAAAGTAGTATAAAGAAAACGTTAATCGGATTCTTGAGTGCCAATATTACCACATTCCCGGACTTTCAAAGTAATGTTTTATACAAGTCATCAAAGTCACGTCTTCCAGACAATAGCCAGTTAAAGTCCGTATTTAGAATGAGATAAATCTTAGCAAACTTAGTACATAATTCTACACAAATGAAAAGTAATCACGCAACCAGACCAGTAACGCTTCTTTCACATCCGAAGATTTCGGTAAATGAACCAATTGATGAACAAGACCTTTTGTCCGAAATCAATGAATTTGAGGAAATAGAAAAAGAGAAACTCAATGCTGCCAAGGCAAAGCTTGACGAGTTGAAGCAAAAAAGGCTTCAATTGAAGCAGGAAGAGGATGAAAAGTTGGCGAAAAATAAGCAATTACATCTTGATAATTATAATCATTACCTGACTAAAGCAGGTGAATGTCAAGATATTAAAGATGAGCAACGTTTTAGAAAATGGGCGGAAGATGAATTACGCCTTGCGAACGAAATTCAGATTGAAGGATTTGGAGAACCAGTGGTTCAAGAACAAAAAAAATTCTCTGAAAACGTATTCAAGTGGTTTTTTACCAATTTCGGGTCATGGATTTTGCAAATTGGATTATTACTTTTTGTAGCAAACTTCTGCTATAATAAGGTAATGGTTCAAAAAAAGCAGATAATGGAAATCAACACCCATTACGCAGAACTTGGACAAACCACGATGATGATTGCTCCGCCCTTGGATGAAAAAACTATTCAGCAGATTTGGTTTGATAAATATCAACTGATTGGTGATATGGGTTTTGCTTTATTTATGCTTTTAGTGCTTGCACCACATATTTTATTAACACTTCTACCCTTTATCAAACTTCCAAAAAGTCTATGGATTTCGTATCAATCAATACCCGAAACGCAAAAGCAATGGTTGTCTTTTGCATGGTCTGCTTTAGTTTTATTGGTAGTAATTATGAGTCACGGGGGCAGGTAGAGGCAAAAGTTAGACAGGCTATTTTTGACACCTTACAGAAATATGCTAACGTAACGGTAGAAAGAGGTTGGAACAAACACCCCAATATTTACAAATTCAACCGAAACATCAAACTGTCAATTTATCAGCCTTATTGTTCATCGTTTATTTTGTATGGCTATCACAAAAACGGAATTTTTCCACCATTGGTAACAGGCGTTGCCTATTCGTGGAAGAAGAAAGCCAATTTGATTTTTTATCCTGCCATGATGAACGACCCTGAACGAGTGAAAAGGCTATTACAACAAATGGACGTTGTGGTTTTTACATGGTCGCACGTAGAAGCTTATAAGGATATAGATTTTCGGAGGAATGAAATTATTACAATTGCAGGAAATACTAAAGGAGGCAGGAAAGTAGAGGGTTGTTATTATCCAATTCCCCGAAATATTCGCTACGTATTAGGCATCTACAATCATATAACACCTTACGTAAAATTGCACGAAGCTGAACTGATTCAGAAATACTCATTTTAAATTTTTCACCTTAAAAAATTCAATAAAATGTTAAATCAAAATCTTGGAATCATTGAGCGATTGTTTTCGCCAAGTCCTAAATTTTTCCAAATCGTTGGGAATATTCTCGCCATTCTTGCCTTAATAAGTTTTGTGATTTCTCAGGTTCATGCTCAGTTTCCTTTGCCTGAATGGATTGTTATGATTGGCGATAAGTCAGTTTGGGCATCGGGTTTAATTGGTAAAATTGTCACAATGTTGACGGTTGATTATAATGCAAAGATGATTAAGGACGCATTACCAAAGGACTTCAAATAGAAAATGGATGGAACTGCTGAAACGTTGGGCATCGACTCAAAATATTTCTATCATAGCCGTTATCTTGTTCATGGTCATCATTTTGACTTCATACTTTCGGCAAATTGAACCGATTCAAAGCCTTGAAGAGCAAGTAAAGGAAAGCAAGCAAAAAGTTGCAGTATTAACGGCTAAAGTTGATACTGCAACTAAAAAAATTACTGACAATGAAAAAGCAAGGATTGATGCAAATAATAGGATTGATGTTATTCCTGATGATGAACTTCAAATCGCTATCGACTCCGCATTTTACCGTCCGTAGTGATAGCTTAACTTTTGCAGAAGTAAAAAAACTTGTACCAAAAGGGTACGTGGTATTAACGACTGATATGGCTCGAACTGCTTTGAAGTATAAGAATGATGCTATTTCCTTCAAGTATCAAAATGTACAGAAAGATTCTATCATTACGGTGAAAAATAACATAATTACCGAAAAGGATAAGCAAATTATTGACCATGAAAAGCAGGTGAAAATAGCGAAACGGAAATTATTTTGGATGAATGTAGAGAAGTGGAGTTTGAGAATTGCAGTGATTTATTTAGGAGGAAAACAGCTAAAAGCATGGTAAAAGTACAGTTAAACGCCTATCAATTTGAAATGCCAGAAAGTTGGGCAGAATGTTCATTAGAGCAAATATCGAAATTAGCCGCATTGACACACTACAAAGAATCCGACATCAAGGCAAGTGCTGAGGAATATGCAGTCTGTACTTTGTTGGGCTGTAGTTGGAAATTCTGGGAGGAGTTGACTTTGCAAACAGAACAATGGGGGGCATTAAAAAACATATCCAAATTTGCTTTTGAAACCTACTTCTTTGACCGTCCATTTCCTTTTTTCGATTTCCAAAACGTTCGCTACTATGTTTTTTCGGAAGGCTTTGGTGATAGCGATGCCGTTGATATTGCATGGGCAAACTTACAATATATCAGTTTCGCCCATCCTGAAACGCCAAATCTTGATGCCGTACACGAATTAATTGCAACGCTTTGCCGTCCAGAACGTGCCGATATTGAGGCGTTCAAAAATTCAAGCGATTGGGATGGTGATGTTCGGGAAATTTATAATGCTCAACGTACCAAGGATAGAGCGAAAATATTTAAGGAATTGCCAACAGGTATAACCATCGCTTTACTTCAATACTTTGAATCTCAAAATCGTGTATTCCTTGAAATGTACGCACAAATGTTTGGCGATGACAATTCAGAACCGAGGTACGACAATGGGATGGGTTGGGTAACAATGCTAATGAATGTTGCGGATAAAGGTACTTTCGGGAATTTCATCGACGTATGCCATCAAAATGTTCATCTTGTTTGGGCAAAATGTTTGGATGATACATTAGACGTAAAGGAGCAAAACAAACGTGCTGAAGAGGAAAAATTCAGACAAGGATTTTAAAAAAAATAATGCTATGATAGTAGATTTTCAAACCTTACTCAACGAATTGCATACAATTGCAATGTCTGTCAATAATGTAATTCATAGTTCTCACATCGGAGCAGGGGATTTAATTATTGCACGTATTCAGAAATATTATGAATCGCAATTCAAAGATGGAATTTCGATATTTATTGATTCTTCAGAAGGTGTTTTGAGTGATAATGATAGCTCAAATGTCAAGGTTTCATTCGAAATGGGCTTTGTATTTTTGACAAAAGGTAAATTGTCGGACGCATCAACACAAGATGCAGCACTAAATGCAAGCATGAAAGCTTTAGTCGGATTCATTGGTAAGGTTAAGCATTTTGAGAAGGAGAATGAAGAAGATGATGATTTTGAAATAATTGTCGATAATAAGTTTTCTCAAGTCGGGAAAATTGTAAATGCTGATGTGTACGGTTGGAGAGCTGAGGCAAAAGTTTCATTTTCTGTAAATCACCTATATTGTAATCACTAAAATGGACGAACTATTAGTTGGGTTAAAACACCTACCCTTAAAATTTACTCGCAATAAATTAACGATTCATATTGATGCTGCTACACCAACAAATCCTGTTCGTTCTGGAATGTTGAGCCATGCTGAAATCTACATTCCAGAAGCTTATCAATCGCCTACGTATAAATTAGTAGGTGAACGTGTAGGGTCTGAAAAACCTGTGGCAACTATGGCAGGTTTGCCATATTATTATGGTACTGATTTCGACATTGAAACAATTCTTGATGGAAAAGTATCGTATTGTCCGCCCAGCTTAAAAACAAACGATATTCAACTTTGCCCAACGCTGACCGTACCCTTTAAAGTGCGTAGCTACGTTGATAAAAACAATGAAATCATTGAAGGGACTGACCTAATTTCAGGAGCATCATTTTGTTTGAAAGCAGGATTGAATGCTGATGACTATGCAGGATGGAAAGATGTGTTCTTTACTACTTACTTTGACGAGAATTTGCCATTTTTGACTAACCAAGGTAACGAGAAAGAAATAAGTAGAATTCAACCTGAATATTTGTATTTTCTTGTTAATTTTTTACCTAAACCAACCTCATTAAAACTTAGAATTACGCTATATTTCAATGATGGTACAGAAGATACTTTTACCATCAAAACTTTGTCAAGTGTAGAACAATATTCTGTTTATTCTTTAGCGGTTGGATTCTCAAACTTGAATTTAGAAAGCTATGAGAACATCATAAAAAAGGTGGTTAATTATGATGTTTGGGTTAGTAATCAAGATAATAAGCGACTGTCAGAAGTACGTAGTTTTTATATTGATGAAAGGTTTTATCGAAATTCACGATACCTTATTTTCTCCAATTCATTGGGTGGTTATGATACGATTAGAACAACAGGTATTTCAAAAGATACCTTAAAAATTGTAAGGCAATCGGGAGAACGAGAGTTAGAAAGTAACTATTTACCATCATCGTCAGACATTTTTATTACGGGTATCGAGGGACGACCAGAATTATCTGTTAATACAGGTTTTTTGGATGCTGACATGACAGCGTATTTATCTGAAATATTGCTAAGTGAAGACGTTTATGTTTTGTCGAAGGACGGTTTAGTCCCTGTCATGTTGGTTGACGATGCGTTAATTACGAATGAAGACAATGTTGATTTAACATCTCGAAACTTAACTTTTACTTACGGAAAAAAGGAAACGGCATATTCTGCTTTGCCTATTGCTCCAACTGTTTTAGCAAGAGCTTTGCGATGGGAACCTTCTGGTCCATACTGTGTATATAGTCCAGACACAGGTTTGTCAACTGGTTTTCAAGGAGCTACAACGCTAACCTTAGTTTATGCAGATACCGGTGAAATTGTTAGGGGAGTTCCTCCGAAAGACAATACTCCTGGTACTGATGGTTATGTACAACCACAGTTGAGCAGTGCTTGTGGAAATGGTTATGCACCGTATAAAAATGTTCAAATTTCGAGAGTTGGCACCTATCGAAAAAATGATTGTGTTGGTGGATACGGAGACTTCGCCAACATTGTAGTAGCTGCTAATATTTACGGAGGATTAACCCAAGCGGAAGCAGATAGCCGTGCGGAAGCTTATTGGGCATTTTTGAATACCCAAGATTATGCAAATGCAAATGGTGGTTGTATTGCATCACCCGAATTTTACACCATGAATCCTTTGCCGATTGTCGGACGGTTCAATTTTCGTTATGCTTTTGGTGCTGGTATCTCAGGAACAGTAGTTTACATTCACGGTGGACAGGGTGCTAACGGTGGAACAACCGCATTAGTACACGGAAATCACTGGGCAATTCAGAATAACACTAATCCTGATTCTGTATTTTATTCGGCAGGTAAAAATGATTGTGCTTTGCCCAATATCATTGCAGGTGGCTATCACTACATCATTACGTTTTTTGGGTATAACGAAAATAGACGAATGCGTTTTTATGTTTCGGGTGTATTGAAGGAAGAAGTAACCGTTAGCTCGTCGCAATTCCAAGCCAATGGCGGTGTATATATGCACTTTTTGTCGGCAACGACCACAATCCCAAGTCAATCAACTGTTTATTGTATCGTTGAAATCGTTTAGAAAATGAGCTTAATTACGAAAATAGCGGGGCAAACAGTTGATTTGCCAGAAGGATTCAAATTGGATATACGAAAAGGAAATCCATTTTTTGAAAGAGAGGAATTGACAAGTGATTTCTCCAACGAGTTTTCTTTGCCATTTTCAGTCCGAAATGATTTGATTTTGGGTGAATACCGCAATCCCTTGGTAATCACCCAACCGTCAAAATTTTATTGCGAGCAGTTTGTAAATACGCATTTGTTAGCCAGAGGGTACGTTATTCCCTTTGAGGCAGTCGATAGCTATTCGCTTGGTTTTACCACGAGCTTGGCGGATAGTTTTGGGAATATTAGAACAAAATCTTTACGAGAAATTGATTTTGGAACAATACCGCTACCATCAGATTATGATTTGACCTTGGGAAATACCCATGCTTCCGGTGGTTTTGTTTTTCCTATAATTGACAATACTGATTTTTACGTAAATGCTCCGGGTGGATTTACAGGATTCATCAATGATTTTATTACGGGGAGTTATTCGACAGGTACAAAAGTTCCGATGTTCTTTGTTTGGAACATTTTGAACCGAATATCTGATATGGTTGGGTTTGCATTTGCTCACAATATTCCTGAAACATTCAATTGGATTTTGTACAATACGCAGTCTCTTGATGGGAAAACAGCGATTAGCATACAAGACCATTTACCAGATATTACCGTTGCTCAATTCATTTTGCAGTTTGCCAAAATGACGAACTCCGCAATTTATATGGATGTACCTAATCGAGTTCTGACATTTAAAACTCGTAAGTCAATTCTTAATGCAGAATGCACGTTGGATTGGTCCAGAAAATCAAGTCCAATTAAAGGGAAAGTACCTGTTAACATTTCAGGATTTGAAATAAATTCTATTTTGGATTCTGATGATGCTACGGCAAAAATTACTGAAAGTATCTTTCAATCCTATCAAACATCGGGGGTATCGGCTGATAATTTGGCAGAATTACAACCGTTTGAATTGGCATTTTCGAGTTTGAAAATGCAAAATGGCATTCCTTTTACTCGCCAAGCGGGGATAACAGATGGACAGGCAGATAAGAAATTTGCTCCAAGATTATTGCAATGGGTTGGTCTTTCGGGTGGTATTCCGTTGGCAACATCAGAAACGACAACCTTTTCATTTGACCTAAATTCCGCTAATGGATTGGTGAATACTTACTACAAGGAAGACGAGATTTTTCACATGAATACGTTTAGAACTCCGACCGTAAATTTACACCTAACGGAGACGGATTTGACCGAGTGGACACCTGATAGAAAAGTACATATCAACGGTGTGAACTATATTTTTGAGGAAATCAATTGTCCTTTTCATAACTTAAAAGAAGGCTGTACCGCTTTAGGTTGGCGAACTTGGTAAATGGCTGCATACGTAAATAACGATGAGTTTGCGAATGTTTTTGAAGCCGAGCTTCAAGACATTCAGTTAGGGGCAGAAAAGTATTTTTTGCACTTCATTAAGCAACAAGGTTTAGAATTGACAGGGGAACTTCGTGATTCTTTTAAAACATCTGTACTCAATATTGCAAGTGAATTATACGCTGAAATAAGAGTTACCTTCAAATTTGAAGGTAGATATTGGGATTTAAACACGCTTACATATAAACAAGGGCATCCAGAGCCAAATGGTCTTTTAGTCCAAGGAATGAAGAAATTCATTGAGGCAAAAGGAGGAATATCTGCATTTTATGGTGTGCCAGGTTATATGGGTACCAATCGTACACCTATTGCATCTATTGCCATCAATCGTTTGGCGTATTCAATGGCACAAGCGAGAATCAATAAAGGGGTAATTAGAAGACGTGGTGATGGTTGGTACAATAAAGGGAGAAGTTTTTTTGTGAGAGATGTTCGCAGAACCTTGCAAGATAGAATCAGCAAGTTTATAGTTGAGGAAATGGCTAAAAATATGGGAGAAGAAATTAATTTTTAATATGACTACACTAACATTTGGCTTAGGGAAAAGCCGTGAAACAATTTCCGCAAATGCAATTGTAATGCTTGAAGGGAATGGAACTTACTCAATTATACACCTTGAAAAACGAAAGATTCATAGTGCAAAATGTCTAAAATATTGGCAGTCATTATTGCCAGAACATTTTCTCCGAGTTCATCGGAAATATTTGATTAATGGAAGGTACGTTATTCGACATACTGAAGATACTGTAACAATGGCTTCGGGCTTAGTTATTAAGTGTTCAAGGCGGAGAAAAGCAGTCCTATTGAATCAGTCAAAACAGTAATATTTTTGTTTTTCATTTATTTATCAATTCATTTTTAACTTAAATTTTCTACGCATGAAAAATTACCTATTTGCATTTCTGCTGTTAGTTTTTGCGAACGTTTCAGCACAAAAAAAAGCTGTCGTAACAAGAGTTATTGATGGTGATACTTTCGAGGCAATTGTTTTGCAGACAAAAGACACCATCAAAGTTCGAGTATCTTACTTGAATACACCTGAAGGGAAAAACGGTGTTTGTGCAGTTGAACAACCGTTTTACTTGGAGGCAAAAGAAGCTGCTGAAGAGTATCTGCTTGGTAAAACTGTATTGCTGTATATGTCAAATGTGCAATCTTACGACCGAGAGATTGCAAGAGTGAAATGTTCAGAAGGATATTTTGATGTACTGATGATTAATAGAGGATTAGGTTGGTCATTTATTCAAAACAATGCCTCACATTATCAATTCAAACTGCAACAAAAAGCGAAAGCAAAAGGCGTTGGCTTATGGAATCCGTTACTATATCCAGAAGGCGAGTCGCCACAGAATCCAAGTAATTGGATTAAGATTCATTCCACCAAAAATCCACGGCTATAATTGATATTTTATAAAGGTGATAGCCACTGTTTATCACCTTTTTTTGTCCTAACAAATCCGTAATCCAAAAATTAATTTTGGGTATGGATAAATTAAAAAATATCAAAAGCGTTTGCCAGTCTGCCAACGCTCCTAATATTAGGAGATTGAAATTAATTGACGTTACTCAAGTCGTGAAAATCAACTATCCAAAATTGTACAACAATCCAGCACTATTGAATTTTCAATTAGAGCAAACAAGCCTAATACTAAAGCCAGATACAAGATTGATAAATATCGGTTTTCTTTCTGGACTTGGAACGTACCAAGAATCAGGCGAATTTACTGATGAAGGCGTGGGATATGTAAATAGTGTAACAGTCTCAACGAAGAAGGACAACGCCAATAATACGCTATCCGTCGAAAGGATGCTCAACAGAGGATTTATTGGTTTTATTGAAGATAGAAACGGAAGATGTAAAGTTCTTGGTACCGTTAAGCAGCCATTGAGACTAACTGTTTCTTCATTGTCTATCGGCTCCAATGAAAAAACGTTGACTTGGCAATGCAAAACCAAAACTCAATCATTTTTTATACCAAGTATTAAAGAGGATGATATTATAGTAGGTCAATTTAGTAATGACTTTTCAGACGATTTTTTTATTTAAAATTTCTACAAAACGATGAAACAATACCTAAAAATTCTATTTTTTGCCCTTTTGCCCTTTTTGAATTTTGGGCAATCACCAGCAACTGCTACATCTACCAAAGCAGTAATTGATGGGGCTTTGCCCGACAATAATACTAAGGGAATCAATGCGGCAACATTGCGAAGCACGATGAAAGCAATCGTTGATTTTGCTGAGACAAAAGTTTCTATTTCAAATGCAAACCTTATTGGAAATACCGTTTTGCCTACAACTACACAGATAGGTAATATCTCTCCTACCGAAATAAGCTATCTTGATGGGGTATCATCACCCATTCAGCTTCAAATTGACTCAAAAATTCCAACTTTTACACCAGAACAATTCGGAGCAGTTGGAGACGGAATAACTGATGATACTCAGGCTCTTCAAAGAGCAATAGACTACATCGTAACTAACAGTAAAGAACTTATTCTATCAAAAAAATATCTTGTAAATACTGTTCAAATCGATGGAAATATACTTTATATAAAGTATTCAATAGGTAAAAAATGGAAAATTACTGGCTCAGGTAATGCAACAATATTATGCACAAACAATTCACAAGCCTCAATTTTGTGGATTCAAGGAGACAATCAAAACTCTGTCATTCAAAATGTGTATTTTCAACGCCAGCACTCGCTTTTGCCTAATTATCAAACAGGAATTTACATAGGTGGATACGGTGGAACAAAAGTAAAGAATCTATTAATAGACAATTGCACATTTTCAGGATTTCAGCAGGCAATTTCGATGAATGGAAGTGAAAATTTAACTATTCAAAATTCAAAATTTCTTTCTCTGAAAGGTCATGATGATGGCTCATCTGACGATAGACCTAATGTTTCTATTAACTCTACAAATAATGAAAATGGAATTAACGTTAATACGAATATAGTTAATAATTTTTTCGATGGATATTATTCAACAGATAATATTTCAACTACAATTACAAAAAGACCACTTGATGGGTTTATTATCGGACAATATAATGGATTGAAAGCAACAGGAAATATTATCAAAAATTTCTCAGAAGAGGGAATTCTGGTTCAGTCTGGAAAAAATGGTGGAAGTATTCTTATTGCTAATAATCAATTATATGGAGATTTACCTTTAGGCTCAAAAAATGCGAATGGAACGACAAAAACTTACAACTATCATATAAGAGTTGATGCAAATAACGCTGTTGTAACAAACAATATTTTGTTGGGGGTTACGTGGGGAATTATGAGTAGGGGAATAGATTTTACGAGTAAAAACTTAGAAAATATTTCGATTTCAGATAATCATATTTTTGCAACAAAACAAAATTTTAAAAATTTCATAACTGGCATTTCAGTCAATGGAAATGATGCAAAAACAAAAGATGTAGTAATTAAGAACAATGAAATTAAGATTGATAGTAGCTACATAACTTCAAGTTGTTCTGCAATAGAAGTTTATCGAACTAAAAATATATCACTAATTAATAATATAGCGACAGAGTCTGTAACAACAAAGAATTCTAATCAAATTTTTGGATTAACAGTATCAATTTGTGATGCAATCAATGACAATCAAAACAAATTATCTGGATTTGATAATAAGAAAAATGTTAGTAATGTAACAGGATATGTATTAGAGAATGGATATGTATCTGACCTTGCAGGATTTACTGTTGGCTCAAACACTACACTTTTAAATACTGATAATATTATAGGGGCATTTGCAAAAGTACAGGGGCAACTTAATGCAAAAGCAACAATTAGCGAGACAGAAACACTAACTAATAAGACTCTAACAAGCCCTATTATCAATACAGGTACGTTTAACAATCCGATTATTAATAATATTTCTCCATCTACAAACTTCACAATAACACAAAATGGTGCAACCCCAATAAATTCAGTCAATTCTGGTGCAGTTGCAAATACACTATACCTTAATGCAGGTAGAGCGAGCATAGGCACTACAAATTCAGTTGCAACTCTTAATGTCGAACAAGGGTCGAATAGCAATGGAATAATTGTTACGGCGGGTGGTTCAGTAAAAGGAATATCGATGGAAAGTTCTTTTGCTGGTGCATCGAACTGGACAATGATGAGCGTATCAGGAAGTAATCCTTCAAATTTACGTTTTGGTACATACTCTACAACAAGTAGAAATTCGGTAAATGACCTTATGGTAATTAGCGGAGTAACTGGTAATGTAGGAATTGGGATTGGAGATGGTTCTCCTTCTCAAAAATTAGAAGTAGGCGGTGGAATCAAATCTGGGTCAATATTCGTAAAAGGTGCTGACCCCTCTGTATCATTTCTTTCGCTTAATAATACATCAAATTCAAATAGTACAAGAGAATTTAGGTTAGTCGCAGGAATAACAGGGGTATCTCAAAATGGATTTAGCATTTATGACTCTTTTTCAGCTACAAATAGATTTGTTATAGATAATACGGGAAATGTAGGAGTCGGAACAACATCAATGACCTCAAGATTACAAGTAGTCGGGCTTCCTACTTATGCAGATAATGCCGCAGCTCTTGCAGGAGGATTGACAATTGGGGCATTCTATAAAACACCAATTGGTGTTGTGATGGTTACATATTAGTTAGACTATTATTAATATGTAAAAAAACCTAACGACCCAAATCGTTAGGTTTTTTTTGTCCTAAGAGTTCAATTGTCAATTTCTGACCTTTGATTTGAAAACTATAAATTTCTACACAAATGAATTTAGTCGAAGAATCTACGGTGATATTTCGCCTTGATGGTAAACCTTTCATTTCGTCACTAAGCGAGATTGAAATGAAACTTGTTGAGGCAAAAGACAAAATGGCATTGCTTGAAAAAGGCACAAAAGAATGGGCAGATGCTAAAAAGGACGTGAAAGAGTTGGAAGCTGCCGTAAAGGATGCACGTACGCAAATGGATTTGAGCCAATTAACGGTTAAACAGTTGACCGATCTTCAAAGAGATATGGTGAAGGTCATGAAGGAGTCAAAGGTAGGTTCTGAAGAATACATTGCAGCCGCTAAAAAGTTGGAGGAAATAAATCCTATTATGACGGGAGTTCGCAGAGATATGCGAGGAATTGGTGAGGAAGCCACAGGCATGACAAAAATTTGGGGGCAATTTAAAGAGGATTTTACCAGAGCGTTTTCGGTAGTCTCAGTTTTTGAAGCAGGTCGAGCAATTGCAGGTTTTGTTCAAGAATCGGTTGTAGAGTTTAGAAAGTTTCAATCAGCAGGGGCAGACCTTTCAGCTGTTACAGGTTTAGTGGGAAAAGATTTAGAATTTCTCAAAGAACAAGCGAAGATTACTGGCCCTGCCGTTGGCATGATGGGGTCTGATATGCTTGAGGCTTACAAAATGATGGCATCGGCAAAGCCTGAATTGTTAGCACAAAAGGAATTGTTAGCCGAAACTACCACCAGAGCGATTACACTTGCACAAGCTGCTAAAATTGAATTAGCACCAGCAACTGATTTACTCGCAAGTTCATTGAATCAGTTTGGGCGACCTGCTCAGGATGCGGCTAAATATATTAATATAATTGCTGCAGGGGCAAAAGAAGGTTCTGCCGAAATTTCGGACATGGCCGGTGCTTTGAAAAATTCGGGAACGGTAGCGGCAGCATCTAAAGTGAGCTTTGAACAAACGAATGCTGTTTTGCAGTCTCTGAGTACAATCGCTTTGAAAGGTGGTGAAGCAGGAACGCAATTGAAAAACGTATTATTGACACTTTCGGCAGGTTCTGATGAAACAAACCCTAAAATTGTCGGGCTTGACAAAGCAATTGAAAATCTTGGCAAACAAAAAATGTCAACAGCTGAGATTGCAAAAATGTTTGGAAAGGAAAACGTTGTAGCAGCTCAACACATCATCGCACACGGTACTGAAATCAAGGAATTGACCAAGAAGTTGACAGGTACAGAAGAGGCATTTAGTCAGGCGGCTAAGAATACTGCCACAATGGATTTTCAGATGAAACAAGCAGCTGCTACAACTTCTGTTTTAAAGACAGAAATTGGGGCAGGGCTTGAACCTATTTTGGTTAAAATCATTGCAGGATTTATCACATTTGTAAACGTAATTCGTGCCGTTCCATCATTTTTGAAGGAAAATAAGGAAATGATTACGGCTCTTGGTATTGCTCTTTTGGCATTCAACGGACACTTAATTATTGCAACGGCTTCAAGCTTGGCCCATGCCGCAGGTGAAAGAGCCGCTACCATTGCAAAAACTGCATCGACCACAGCACAATGGTTGTTGAATACTGCCTTAACTGCCAACCCCATCGGGGCAGTTGTTGCTGTAATTGCCCTATTAGTTGGGGGATTAGTAACGTGGTATAATAATTCAGAAACGGTACGTGGTGTAGTAAATGGATTGTGGGAATCGTTGAAAGTGGGTATTGAATTCTTTGGTAAAATTATCAATTCGGTTATCTCTTTTGTACAGGAATCATCATTGATACAGGGTGTAATTTCGGTGGTATCGGGTCATGTTCAGTTATTAATGAATATCCTGAGTAGCGGTTGGGATATGCTGAATAAGGTTTTTGGCTATGTAAAAAATGGAATGGCACCTTTGGCTGCTTCTATCAATTCAATTATTGCTTTGGCACAAAAGGCAATTGGCGTTTTTACAGGTTTACTATCAGCCATTACCCCAGATATTTTTAAAGAAGCAGGAACAAAAATTGGCAAAGCGTTTTCTGATGGGTATGCTGTAAAAATGGATGAAGCTCGTAAGACTCAGGAGGCGGCCCACAAAAAGCACGTTGATAAAAAAGTTACAGATTCAAAAGCAGGAGCGACAAAAATAGGAAAAGATGATACCGATGAACACGCAAAAACATTAACTGCGAAAGAAAAGGCGGCTGCGAAAGCACAAGCGAAAGCAATTGCTGATAATGCAAAAAAAGCCAAAAAGGAAGCGGCTGATACGCTTAAAGAGGAGAATTCGATGCAAAAAGACATCGAAAAGTTGAAAATTGCAGCTATAAAAAGTGAGGAAGCTCGAACTATTGCTACGCTAAAATTCAAAAATAATGAGCAATTGAAGCAAGTTGCTGAATCGAAAGCAAGTGAAGAAACCAAAGCCGCTTATGTAAAAGCTTTGAATGAGCAGTTGGCACGTGATATTTCTGCTACTGAAACGAAGCATAGAGATGAAAAAGTAGCAGCAGATAAGAAAGCAGCTAATGAAATTCAACAAGACCAAGAGACGAAACGGAAGTTTCGTCAGGCTATGGCTTTTGATACTGAAAAAGCCATAGTTGAAAATGCGTTGATGAATCAGAATGCTACGCAGGCAGAAATCCAGCGTTTAACATTGCAAAGATTAGCGGCTGAGAGAGCTGCAACTTTCGCTAAACTTGATGCTGAATTAGCAAAAGACAAGGCTACTTTACAAGAAGCTTATAATGCTGAGGTTGAAAAGGCTCGAAAGTCTGGACAGGATACGACCGAAATCCATGATAGGTTTACAGCCGACCAGAAGGCGATTGATGATAAATATCGTGCTGAAAGTACACTTGCTAATACTAAATACCAGAACGATAAGAATAAGGAGGAAGAGGATTTTAAGAAGAAGCAAGATGAAGGTAATAAGAAGTTTTACCAAGGATTAAAGTCACTAATGGACGGTGATTTTCAGGCGTTTACCGATGGTTTGGCCGCTAAGTTCAATCTTGATACGAAGCATTTATCTCAGCGAAAACAAAAAACAGTAGAGTTTACCAACGATACGCAAGAAATTGCTAATGTTGCGTTTGATATGTTCCGCCAAATGAATGATAAAAAGTTGGAGCTTGATATTAATAATCTTACCAAGGAAAAAAACGAGCAGTTGGCGGCATGGAAAGAAAAGTACGATAAAGGATTGATTTCTAAGGAAGATTATGACGCAAAGTCTGACCAATTGAATAAAGAATATGCTGAAAAAGAGCAAAAGATTAGAAAGGAATCTTTTGAGCGACAAAAGAAGGCTGATATTGCATCAGCATTAATTCAGGGTGCATTGGGGGTTGTAAAATCTTTAGCGATGTTTGGGTGGCCCTTCGGATTAATTGCAGCCGCAGGTATGGCAATCGTGACGGGTATTCAGGTGGCAGCTATTGCCTCACGGACGTTTGCCCAAAAAGGAGCAGTTATTAGAAATGCAGGGGTGGTTAAAGGGGCGGCTCATGGAAGTAAATATGGCGAATCTGGAATCCAATTGATTGACCGCCAATCTGGAATGGAAGTTGGAGAAATGGAAGGTGGTGAGCCAATTATGATTCTTAGTAAGAATACTTATGCAAATAATAAGCCCGTAGTAGATAAATTGTTGGATAGTTCTTTGCATAAAAACGGAGCTCCAATTTACAAAAGCGGTGGTTTGCTTGGACAAAAGATGTACAGCGATGGTGGAACTTACGATGATAGTATTCGTAAACAAGTAGAAGAAAAACGTGAACGTGAAAGACAGCAATCAGAAGAAGCGAAACAACAGGAGCAGGTACAAGCAAATGCAAATGTGACGGCAGCGGACGGCAATTCTCCTGCTGATAACAATGGCGTTGGTGATACTTCTTCACAGCAAGCCGCCATTACCGAAAATACGAAACTTCAGAAGGATATTGCCAGGGCGACGATTGAAACTGTTGAGGAGTTAAAACGACTCAACACAATGACAAATTTTACACGATTAGCAGTTAATAATATGAATGATAACATGGGTAGGTTCTTAGGCTCAATTGAACATAATACACGTGTTACAGCAGACCGTACAGGAGATATTGGATATTTAGCATCAGTATTGCAGAGTAAGTTTAAATAGTAAAAAGCCTCTTGAAATTTTCAAGAGGCTTTTTTATGGTTAAATAAATTATCTAAAAGACTAATCTGTTTTCGTTTTTGTTCTGCGGTAACATGGACGTAAATCATGGTTGTTTCAATTTTTGTATGTCCAAGTAATTCTTTCAGAACTTCAAGTTTTCCGCCTGCTTCGAGAAACTGGGTTGCAAAGGTATGTCTGGCGACGTGGGTAGTGAGGTTTTTAAATATTTGGCAATTTGAAGCGATTGATTTCAAAATGGCATTGGCTTTTTGATTAGTATAAACTCGAAATAAATTTCCCTTTTTCGTTTCAATCATTTGGCGAGCCTGTTGGCATAGTGGTACATTGATTGATTTTTGTAAGTCTCTTGTTTTGTAAGGTTCAAATTCTAATTCGTTGTTTTGGCGTACTTCTCGCCATGTAATCCTTTCCAAATCGGAATGACGAAGCCCACACAGGCAAGCAAATAGAAATGGTCGGAGAACAATTCTGTGATTTTCAGGTACAGTTTTATCTTTAAAGTATTCCCAAAGCTTTATTAATTCAGCATGGTTCAGGTAAACAATTGAACCTTTTGCCGTTTGAATTTGAATATCTTGGAATGGATTTTCAAAGACAATTCCTTCTTGTCTGGCAAATTCGAGATATGTTTTAAGGTCAGATAGGTATTTGGCAATGGTGTTTATTCTGTACTGTTTACCATTAGGAGAAGTCTGGCGACGGATGAAATTCCTAAAATCTTCGACTGTTTTCTTATTAATATCCTTGAAAAGTAGCACCTTTTTGAAATTCAGTAGCATTTTTAATGAGCTTTTATTATTCTTTTGGGTTTGCTTGGAGATTAATTGTTCATCAAATCTTGTTTGAATTTTCTTTTTCCAGAATTCGATAAAATCTAACCGAGACTTTACATTTTCAATTTCTGCCTTAAAAATTTCAATGGTAAGGGTTTTATTCGATAATCTGTAAAACTTAAATACCTCATTTATATCGTTTCGCTTCATGTCAATTATCATCTGATAATCATCAATATCCAAATCCTTTTTTGTTCGGGCCAATAAAATACCTTTTTCATCATCAAAAAAGCGTACATCCCACGACAAATCTAATGCAACCGTCGTTTTTTTCGAGTTAATGAGGACTTGAAAAAATAAAGCTGCTATGCCGTTATTGTCTTGTCTCTGAGTATTGATTTTGAGTTTTACGCTGAATGCCATAGAAGAAATGTTGAAATAGGAGATTATAAATACTCGTGTAAGAGCGATGTTGAAATAGGTTGAAATCGAAAAACCCCTTACAGAATATCTGTAAGGGGTTTTTGTCAATTTTCGTACCCGGAGCCGAAATATTAATTAGGCTACAAGCATTTAAAAGTCAATACCTTACAAAATTATGTTGAAATATTGTTGAATTTTTTTTTAGTTATTCAATATGTTTGTAGAAGTCAACTTCATATAGAAATCCAATGTTATGGTTTTGATTTGATTGCAATTGCATTGCTTTCTCGACCTTTCTTCCATAAGTTGAAAATGCCCAACATGAGTTTTTTTCATCACATATTAATAAATAGTCAGTTTTTGTCGAAACAGAAGTCCTTACTACACCACCTCTATCCTGAATTAGTTGAACAATTTCAGCACGTGTATTATAAAGTGAGTTACCGGTAATACAGAAAGCTTTTCCTTCAATTACAATTTCGTTTTCGCTTGGGTTTAATTTGATAGAATCAATCAAAGAAGAATTATCAGAGTCTCCTAAATCAGAGAGTATTATTGAAGATATATTAAGTAGCTGTTTTTCTGATTCGGCTGAAAAATACCCATCTTCTACTACCTTATTGATTATTTTTGTTACTTCATCAAAAAGCCAAGTGTTTGAAAGATATTTGTTTTCATTAAGCCAATCATTGAGATAACTTAATTCTTCATTATTAACTTTCCCATCCGCAGTAATTCCGCTAATTATACCAGTCAGTTGTTGAGTAGCTGATGTAATTATGTTATAGTATGGGTTTTTCTTATCTAAGTATTGCTCACAAAGCCATTGCAGGTCTTCTGCCTCATCTTCAGTTATTATATCATCAGCAATTACTTTTCGAAGATTTTCTATAAATACTCTATATGGGAAGTATTTTTCAAAATCTCTAACAGCATCAATCCAATCTTTTACAAGTCCGATTTCTCTTTGGTTTACAAGGCTGTCTGCTTTAATTCCAAATAGAATCCCTTTTAAGATATTTAGGTCTTTTTCAAGTTGAGCTTTTGATGCGTAGGCTTGGTATTTATTATTGTCAAATGATTCAAGAGTGGCAATATTCATTTTGGTAGTTAAGTTTAGTTATTATAATTATTTTTTATCGTTGCAGAGACTTTTCCCCTTTTCCAAAAGTGGAGTAATATCCATTCTTATTGTTGCCTTTTCTTCGCTAAGTCCGAGTTTCATATATTCTTTTTTAGCTTTTTCATCGACAGCCCAAATAGTTTCTAATTTCTTTCCTCCGTGCGATTCTGCAAAACTTTGCCCAGCTCCATTAATGCCATAAAGACTACCTTCTGCCAATAAGAGGATATTCGAACCGTCACACCAAAGTTTCCCGCTTTTTACAGTTAGGGGCCAACCTTGTATATCTGTATCCTTTATCATAATTGAATTATCTGGCTTGTTTTCAATTTCAGTTTTTCGCTTATTTTCTTCGTTGGCGAGTCCAGCAATGTACCCAAAGACAAAAAGAAGGACAATAATTGTAAATGCGATTTTTAGTATATTTTTCATAATTGTTTAGTTTTCAAATCTAAGTGAAGTATAATTTATGATGATGTGGGTTAGGTGTTTGTTACAGATACAGGGGCTTCCACCCTGTTTTTCGTTTTCAACTCTTCATTTTCTCTTGACTTATACATAAGTAGCTCTTCCATCAATTTATATTTTTCTTGCTTTTCCTTTTCGAGTTCTTCTTTTGGTACAACATCTTCATTGAAGACTATTTTATCATTGCTCCCTATTTTGCCGAGTAGCCATAATGGATTTACATTAAATCGTTCGATGATTGCTCCGAAGATTTCAGGCGTTATTTTTTGTGTACCAGCCTGAACCTTAGAAACTTTAGATTGACTAATGCCAAGCTCTTTTGCAAAGTCACTTTGGTTCAAATTGAAATATTTAACTATTGTTATAAGTCTTTGATATTGAGGCATTTACATAATTGTTTAAAAATATTTTCGATTTGGAATAAAATAATGCGTTTTTGGCTTTGATTATTCCAAATCGAATATTAATATTGTAATGTATTTAAGTCGTACAAATATAGGTACTACAATGTAATGATAGAATAAATTAATTCTAATTAGAATAAGAAAATTATCAAACGGTATGAAAACCCTAACAATAGAGCAGAAAGATGATTTTAAGGAAATTAAACCAACTTTACCAAAGGGTTGGACTACTCTTTATATTGGAACTTTTCATAAAAGGACAATGGGTTTAGATGTACTTAAAAAGTATAAGCGACTGCTAAACATTAATGATGGGAGAGCAGCACCAACTAAGGACGAATTCAAGAAAATGAAGTTATTAATTGAATCAAAAACGAAAAACTAATGGCAATAGTCATATTTGGTTTGCTTCTACTTGGTTTAGGAGTATACTTATCATTTATCGTTACCAAAAGTCATCGTGGGGATGACCCTTTGGAAGGATGGAAGCCTTGATTTATAATGGTTATCTGAAATAGTTTATCTGGCTACTCTTAGTGGTCAGATAACTTTTAAAAAGTGATGTTCAATTTAAAAAAAACAACAAAAAGCAATGACAGCAAATGTTTTATTGCCGAATCATATTTCGGCATTCTTGAAAGCGGTTACTACTCCGCCAATAGTAGGGTTTTCTCCAATCTTTGATTGTGATGATGTACAAGTTCAGGAAGTAAATCCAGACGAATGGTTGATTGATTTTTCAGGAAAAATTAAACCTGACAAGATAAATATGGCTTTGGCTTGGTTGCCAAAAACGCATAAGTTTCAAGGTATGGGAGTTTTTGACAATTTATTGTCGATGACAATCAGCCCAAAGGTTAGTAAATAAATTTTGGTGTGTTAGAAGACAGAATAGCCGTTTCATCTTGAAACGGCTTATTTTCAAAACACATCGCCTAATGACCATCAGAAAGACTGGTGTTTTTTAGGTTTTCCTTATAACTGCTCATCTTTTTGGGCAGTTATTTTCAAAAGAAAAATCATGCAACATTCACAAAAAATAACTTCAAAATCTGTCATCCAAGAAATTGACAACTGTAAATATTTGAGTTGGTCGGCAGAGGAATTAGCACAAAAAACGGCTGTACTTCAAAAAGGCAGAGATATTCTGTCTGGAATAATTGAAGATTTGGAAAACTGGGAAGAAAAATCAACCTATGTTAACAATTTGGCAAATGTTGATAACTACCTCAACATTTTAAACACGAAAGGGAAACCATTTGATGGACGTGTTGAGCCTAAAAAAGCACATAAACAAGAGCCTGATTTTATAATTAAAGATGAAGCAAAAACAACACTTAAAGAGGCTTTTTTTATTGGCATTATAATCTTAATGATTGCCTCATTAATTCTATGAAAAATTTCTTAAATAATGCTAATAAGGATGAAAAATTGATTGTGTTTTTTTCGATAATTAATATCATTCTATCACTCATAATCTTGACGTTAACATGGAAATCCAAGGTATCATAATATCATATTTTGCAGGAGAGCCTTTTTCAGACGAAAAGGCTGAAACTCAAGTAAGATTTAATGTGCTAAATCTGAAACTGCTCACAGTAAATAATTTTATTAGTCAGATTAATAAAAATGCTATCGAAGCATTTAATACAGCTGAGTTAATCAAACTTTTGGAAAATGTTTGGTCGGCGGTTAATGAAGAATTTAACGCATTGCCACGATTACCAATTGTTGTTAAAAATATAGATCCTTCAACGGTTGATAAACTGTCTGAAAAGAATAAAGGGACTGATTAATGATACTTCCTCACAAAAAAATCGAAGAACTTCAGCCAAAGGATATAGAAGAAACGCTTTTATTCTTGGTTAAGGATTTGGCTGAATGGGAATCATTTAGGAGAAAAACCAATGATTACTACATGAGGCAATCGGCTGATAAATACATCCGCCAACGTGAGGAAAAGATTAATGAATTGCAAATGGCTAACCAAATAAAATAACTGTATTTCTGTATCGCCTTTAGATTATGTCCTATATAACAATACCAGAATATTTATTACAGACCAATGGGGGATTAGATGTTATTACCCATTTCTACCCAGAGGCAGAGAATTGTATTGAGAATAGGAACTTTAAGTTTTCTATTCGAGATGAAAAAACCCCGTCAGCTACCATTTTTCAGGGTGATGACAAACAATGGCGTGTTCAAGATTTTGGCGATAAATCTTACTCGTGTTTTGACTTGACAATGAAGGAGTTGAATTGTGACTTTAAAGCGGCATTACGCTTTATTGAAATCAAATTCAATATTTCCCCAACCGAAGGAACGACCAAAAGTCCACGTGCAAAGTACAGGATTGATGATGCTCCTGAAGATGCAGAATTAAGTACAAGAACCTGGGTAATTAAAGAAAAGATTACGGCAACGGATTGTAAGCATATCTTTTCAAAAACGGCATGGGATAAACTTACGAAAGATGACGAGACGAATAAAAATGATTCACCAGAGGAGCGAGGTGTAAAAAGAGCATTAAAGATTTTTGAGCGTTATAATTTCTTTTTTCTTGAGAAGAGTAGTATCGTGAAATTAGACAAAGAGTCTGGGAAAAAGGTAATTCACACTTGGGAAAGTAACGATGAATATCCGCTCTGTATGTTTCAGGAAGGTAATTGGCAAAAGTTTTATTCTCCTTACTCTAAAAAGCATCGGTTTTCGTCTTATGGTAAAAAGCCAAAAGATTACACCTTTGGACTTGAGTATTTGAATAGACTCCACAGTGGGGACAAAGATGACAAAGCTGACGAGATTATTATTTGTACAGGTGGAAGCGATGCACTGAATGTAGCAGCACTTGGTTTTTTACCAGTTTGGTTCAATTCTGAAACGGTAAAGCCTGAATCAATTCCATTTCATGAATTAAAAAGGCTTGCTTGGAGAGTTTACAATCTGCCAGATATTGACAGCACAGGTTTGACGAAGGCAAGAGAATTAGCACTTTACTATCTTGATATTCACACGATTTATTTACCTGATGAATTGAAACGACTCAAATCAGGAAAATATACGGACGATGGAGAACCAAAATACTGTAAAGACGTAAAGGATTATTTGAATAAGTACGGTGAAAGAGATTTTAAGAATTTGCTTGTAAATGCTTATCCATTACGGTTTTGGACTTCTGCTTTAGCAGTTGATAGTAAAGGAGAGTCTAAAAAGGTTGATGGTAAAGATGTATATAAGTATAGTCCGCATCCTGTTTTAACACTCAATTTCCTTAATAAAAGTGGCTTTGGTGTTTTAGATTCTGCCAATGGTCAATTAAAATCGTTTGTAAAGGTTGAGCGAAATATTGTAAAGCAAGTTCAGGCGGGCGATATGAAGCAATACATTGACGACTTTCTGGAAAAACGTTATATGCCATGGGATTTGAGAACGGCATTTCTAAGAAGTAAAGATGTAAGTGATTCATCGCTTGAGCGATTGGCAAGATTGCCTTTAGATTTTGATGACCATGACCGAGATTCTCAATTCATGTTTTTCCAGAATGAATCTTGGAAAGTTACGAAAGAAGGCGTTGAGGTTATTTCAGCAACAAAATCAAATCGGTTTGTTTGGGAACATGAAGTAATTGCACCAAAAATCTGGGACAATGAAAAACGGATTGAGAAAGCAATTGATGTGAAGAAATTGGACGAACCAATTTTTGAAATTTTCAAAAATGATTTGGGAGATATGGATATTAAGATTCTTAACAAAGAATGTTCTTTTCTCAATTTCTTGATTAATACGAGCAGAGTACATTGGCGAGTTGAGTTGGAAGATAGGCTTGAAACGTATGAAGGTGACAAGGAAGCTTATAGAGAGAAGCATAAGTTTTCAATTGATGGTGAGTTGTTGACAGCAGAAGAAATTGCAGACCAAAAGCAACACTTGATAGCTAAAATTTGTGCATCTGGGTATCTGCTACATCGCTATAAAGATGAAGCGAATACTTATGCAATTTGGTCGATGGATGCGGTCATGAGAGATTCTGACAAGTCTCAGGGTGGTACAGGAAAGTCGCTTTTTGGTAAGTCATTCTTTCATTTAATGCAATATACGGTATTGGATGGACGAGATAGAAACTTAACTGCCAATAAGCACATTTTTGAGAACGTTACCGAGCATACCGATTATATGTTGCTCGACGATGGTGCTAAGTATCTGGACTTTAACTTTTTCTTTTCTTCTGTTACCTCATTCATGAAGGTTAACCCCAAGGGTACAAAAGGATTTGACTTGATGTTTAAGGATACGCCAAAACTTCATATTTCATCAAACTTTCCACCAATGGAGGCTGATGATAGTACGTTGCGACGTTTATGGTTTTTGGCTTTTTCAGATTATTACCACTACAATGCGAGTGGCGAGTATCGGGAACAACGTTTGCCAAAGGACGAATTTGGAAAAAACTTATTCCAAAATTTTACGGAAGATGAATGGAATTCTTTTTTCAACATGGCCGCCGAAAGTGTTAAGGCTTACATGAATTTTGGCAAGTTAGAGCCACCAATGAAAGAGCTGATGGCGAATACGTTTAGAAACAAACTTGGAGCTCCATTTATGAACTGGGCGAGTTTCTATTTTACGGCTGAAAACAATACTCTTAACTGCTTTTTGCACAAAAGACAATTGTTTGAAACTTTTAAAATGGAGGTTTCTTCTGATATGACTGCCAATACTTTCAAGGATAAATTGGTGATGTATTGTAGAATGAAGTATTGGAATTTGAATCCGCCTGACGTAAAACACAGGCAAGCTGATGGACGTATCGGTAAGAAAATTACGCATCAACCTGTATTTGACAACCGTTCAAAAACTTGGACTTTGGTAGAAATGCCAAAACCAATGTCGCAGGAATTTATTTACATTCAAACGGATGATAATGAATTGACAACGAAAGGATTAGAGGAATATGACGGAGTTGTTAGATTAGTACCAACATCTAATATTGTACCAACGCCTAATGCTGTACTTACATCGAACCCAGAGAAAAAGCTACCATTTTAAACAATTTAAACAAGAATAATGAACATGAAAACGACTCCAATTTCAGTATTTTTTATCTTTATCGCAGTAGGAATTATATCCTTTAGCATGATTAGAGGAAAACTTTTTGAACAGAATTGTTCTGGATATTTGATGAGAGCGGCTGATGCCAATACCGTCGAGACTGCCAAAGGAGAATTGCAAAAAGCAATAGTCTATCTGGAAGAACATGAATTAACAAGAGGTAATACTTCGTTTTTTTTCAATTCTCCAAAAAATGATATTGGTTTTTGGTACAAAAACCTGAAAGAAAGTGAAAGAGAATTATCAAAAATTGATAGTACAACGAGTTCTTTAGAAAAGACTAATGTGCTAATGAAGTTACGAGAAACATTAATTGAAAATACAGAAAAAGGGGACGACGTAACAATGCCTGAAAGACTTGCACAGTATCCAAATCATGCGTTATGGTCTTTTCTCAATACAATATCAGCCCTTTTTTTATTCATCTTAATAGCAGTGTATTCCATTAAAAAGTAATAATTACAATCAATTTTAAACAATTTAAACAGTAAAACAATGAACAGATTTGCAGAATTAAAAGCATTAGTAGATGGCTTAGAAAACGATTTCGAGGCATTCTATGACAAAAACAACCAATCGGCAGGTACACGAGTAAGAGGTGCTATGCAGAAACTTAAAACGATTGCTCAGGAAGTTAGAGTTGATGTACAGGACATCAAAAACAATGGAGTGAAAGGGTGAATACCTACGGAGGTTCTGCACGCTGAGGCATCAGGTTTTGGCAGTATGGACGACGGTTATAACTAAAAAAAGTCGGGCAGTATTGGCGTACTGCTCCGACTTCAATCAAAAATTAAACGAAAACAAAGGTAATGAATAAGAACTTAATTATTAATGGTCCACAATGTAGTGGGAAAAGTTTTATTGCATCTGCTTTATTGAGTAAATATCACCCGTACTATATTTCTCAACTGATTGTCAGAGAACGAAATAGTATCTTAGGATTACTCAAAAATTGCCATTCTAAGACTAAGTTTATAGTTTTTGATGAAGTAACTAAACATGGTGTTATGGAGGAAATTATGTCTTTGACATCTAATGGGGTTCAGTTGAAAAACGGCTTAACTATTTACCCACGAATTATCGTAATATTAGATACTACAAGTTTCTTATTAAGTGATTCTTATTCTCGTAGATTCAATGTCTTAAATACCAAATTAGATAAAATATCTGATTTGATGAATATTGTTGAAAGTTGGAATAATTGGGATAATCAAAATGACTTGGAGAGTACACCTTGCGATACAAGTAAGGAAATTGGCAAAGAATTTTATTTGTGGGCAAATTCATTTTTTGAAAACGAGAAGTTTGAAAAATTTATTCAGATTGACGAGGCTAAGCGAAGGTATGAATTAACCAATAATTTGACTCTTTCGTACAGCACTTTCTTAGAAAAGCTTAAAATGTGGTGTCAGGTATTTGGCTATAAATTTAATCAGACTGATTTAACGAATGATTCAGGACGAATATTTAAAAAAGTTGGCAACGCTACCAGAGAATTCATTTTCATTAGTAAGCAAAAGGAGGTGAGCGATGTCAAATAATAATCAATTTGAAATTACTGGAATCTGTAAAGTAACGCTCGAAGCAAAGCCTTCTAAGAAAGAAAAATTTGTATTGATAGAGTCTAATACGTGGCTTGATAGTAGTCATGATTTTATCCAAAATCAATTTTATGGAAAAGATGGGGAAATGAATAAAGCAGGTTTAATGGCATTGTCGAACAGCTTTATTCAGGGTCTGAAAGCTTCATTGGAAAGAGGCGATAAGACAAAGGTTTGGGATAAAGACGAACATCTTTTGTGGATTAATAAAGAAATTATGCGACTGTTTCCATTAAAAACTACCGTTGCAGAATTAAGCGAAAAGGAGGTGAGCGATGCAAGATAAACAGTTTGAATTGGCAGGTGAATTATTGAATGATTTGGAAGCTCAAATGTTCATTGAAGGTAAAGAAAGGTGTTCTGCTTGTAAACAGTTTGATAGTATTGATGAACTTACAAATGGTATTTGTCAAGATTGTCAACCAGTCTCTAATCAAGAAAAGCAGGAGTTAGTTTTACCGAAACAGAAGTATTTTGTTTTGAATTATCAAAAGTACACCTCTAAAAATTCACTCCAAAAAGTGATTTCGGAAGAGTTAAAGTGGTTAGAACATATACTTGTAAGTGACGTGAATGAGTTGGCAGCGAAGGTGAAACCGCTTATTGAGAACGCTTGTCAAAAAAACTCACGATGTAAGCCTGAAACGTTTTATTTCAGACATCCAGAGGATTCAAGGTTTGGTAGAGGAGTAATTGGTATTGATAATTTCTATATGTACCATATTATCCCTATTAGTCAGGATTTTACTGAAAAGGAGGTAAGCGATGAATGTTGATTTAACAAATCTCCAACGGCAAACGATAAATGCTTACAATGATTTGATAAAATTTCTCAATAAAGCACAAATCGACGAAGACGGCTTCATTAAGATTTATGCAAATGAACTTGACCATAAACTAACACAAGTTCATAATAACCTTGCTTTTGTGGGTGGTTTGTTTGTTGGGGAAGAAGTTAAGAGTTTGTGGGAAGTAGAGCCAAATTTACACATTTTGAGCTTCGATACTGAAAGGGAGGTGAGCGATGTTTAAACCTAATCCTAATGGCGATTTAAGTAAAGCACAAATGGTTTTAAGAAATGTATTAGAAACATTCCTTAGTCAATTCGAGCCTGAATTTTATGATGATGAAGTTTCAATAGATGAAGTGAAATGGTTTGTAGATTTACTTATGGCTCAAGAAGTTACTCTTCAATATTTTGGTCAACAATCAGAAAAGGAGGTGAGCGAAAACAATGGATGATGATATAACTGTATATCTGAGTGCAATCCAAAAAAACAATGTGGCAGTTAATTCACCGTACAGACGTGCGGCATTGTTGTCGATGCGTGCCAACGCTGAAGGATTGCTGAGGCAGATTAATAAATGTTTGGGATTTGACAATGTAGTTGTTCCTGGGCGACAGGTTGGGCAGACTGTAATGCGTGAATTGGCGGAGTATAAATGTCCTGATTGTGATGATAAGTTCAAAAGTAAACAAGGACTGAACTCGCATAGAGGTAAGAAGCATAAGGCTTAAAACCTAAGTGCGTATAGTGAAAAGAGTTAGTAAAATTAGTACCTAAATTTTAAACAAAAAAAAACAGAAAAAATGAGTAACTGGAGAGATTCGCAAAACCAAGCACAGAAAGAACAGAATGTTAAATTAAAGAAAGACTTTTCTGTTGATGTAAGATTTACGGGTGATGACAACAACCGTGTACCATCAATCGTGAGAACTGAATTGATTGGAGAGGAGTTTAAAGACACCATATTTGAAACGGTGTCAGGGCTGTATGTTGGGTCATTCTTGATTGTTGAAGGTTATCACGAAGGAGAGAAAAGGAAGTATCAAACGTCTCCTTATTTTGCAAAAGAAAACATTGTTTGGATTAATGACAAATCGAAATCTTTTGGGGCTGAACAATTCACCGTCGAGGAAGCAAAAGCAATCCTAAAGAAAAAAGGTTGTAATGTTGGCACGAAAGCAGTTGTAGTTTTAGCGACTGAAAAGGGCATTTTTACCGTAAAAACAAATTCTACTTTATGGTTCAACCAGTTTAGTCCATTCGAATGGTCTGGGACTTCAAAGGATTATTATCTGGACCTTACAGCGATTGCTTTTAACCCTACTGATGTAATGTTTAGTAAGGTTAGTCCAGAGTATTATGCGAATATGACTGATGGTCGCTATCCTGCTTGTTTAAAGATTGCACAGGGTAAATATGTGACTGATGAAATAGCGAAAAAGATTAACGCTCAGGAGGCTTTTGAAAACTTTATTGACTACCGAGACTCTATTAAGCGAATTGTGAAAAGCCAAAACCAGAATAGTAGACCACAGGCGACACCGCAACAACCTTTTAGAACGCTTCCTGCATCTGAACCTGTACCATTGCCAACATTTACGGCAGGAGGTCAAGACCTACCATTTTAATTCATTGCTACCTCCTTCGGGGGGTAGCTAATCCCTTAGAAAAATGAAACCAAGATTGTATATCAGCAAATCTCCGCTGAGAAAAGCAAAGGGTATTTTCTTTTTGCCAGCAAGTAAAAAGGGCATTTGGTTTACGTCAGCAGAACCATCAAAGTATAGTCCGATGACTTGGTGGCAGACCTACGATGGCACACGATTATTTATTATGGTAGGTGTTTATGTTTGTAGAGTTCATAAAAAATTGCGGGTTGAACTTCGGGAGGCAGGTATGAAAAATGGCATTTACGTTGACTATGACCTGTTTGATAAGTCAATTCAAGAGGGTTTGTATGTTACCTATGTAATCGAATAATATATGAAAGAATGTGGTAATTGTGAGCATGGACGTATTACTGGAGCAATAGAAGGGCTTTGCACCGATAAGAAAATCAAGCCCGAAAATGCACCAATGAGGTACTGTTTAATTGATAGAAAATATGTTCAGGTAATCAACTCCTGTAAAAATCACTCCGATGGGAAAGAAAACAATTGAAATTATTGATTCGTTTGCGGAAAGTATAACGAAGCGATTGGTTGACATTCGATATTTTGAAACTGATAAAATTAAAGAAGTATTATCAGTACAATTAAAAATGGCAATGTGCGACTGCCTAAAAGTGCAAATTGATGATGTGCAAAAAGCTATTAATGCTAAAAAAATGCAACTCACAGATGCGATTGGCGTGGATTCTCGACTACAAAAAAAGCTACAACGTGAGCTGATTGAACTCAAAGAAAAACGGCATGAAATGCAGAGTACGGTTAATCAAATTGATATTGAAAACCGTAGTCATAAGCGAGAAAAAGCCTTATTCATTACTCGTGAACTCATTTTTGAACGATTTGGAAAGGATACTTTGGAAGAAATTAAAGTTGAAGTAAACCGCAGAATGGAACTTAAAACCTTGCAACATTGATGGAAAATGAATTTTTAGATACCGTAGAGGCTTTTGTTTCAAAGGTGGATTTTGCAGATAATAGCTATCTATTAAGGGATATTCCGATTTACCATCGCCAAAGTTTTCTAAAACTTTTGAAGTTTGGGGCCTCTATCACAGTTGCCATAAGAGCAACTGCCAAAATAGAACAAATGAGTATCCATACTCAATTAACACAAGGTGACGTACTTAACTATCTGCCCGATTTTCGGGTGCTAATCTCAATACTTGATGGAAAATAAATCAAAAATTAGTTTTAAAAAGCTAATAATTATCAATGTTGTAATAGTATTAGGGATGATGTTTAATACTTGGCAAGGGTATCGTTTTGGCTATGGGAGAGGTAGAGATGATGGAATCGTGATAGCTTTAGATACAATAATTGCTATTACCGATAGGCATTCAAAATGCGATACTTGTGTATCATCAATTTATTATGTTAGTGGTATTGGGGATACAACAACCTATTTTTTATCTAAAAAAAACTTTAAGAAAGTAATTAAATGGAAACAATAAAATCATTGGTTGAAACTCAAATTGATGAGTTTTTGACGGAATTGAACGGACGCTATCAAGCGGTGGTATCGGATAAGTTTTTGAAAGCATATTTAATCCGGTCTTTTGAAGAATATTATGCAAAAGCAAGGCAACGAAGTCCAGTTATCAACTACGAAAATGTAGCTTATGGGTGTTCGGTTTACTTGTTTGAAACAGTTATAGAGTACGGTTGTGGAACAGGTTTTAACGGCCATCATACAGCACAACGGTTTGCGGAACATTTCAAGAGATTTACTTACCAAGGTAATTTTAATAGTGAGGTACAAACGTGGTAAAATTTCACCATTCAACAATCAAGATATTCAAAATGGAACAAGAATTAAGACAAATGAAGATTTCAGAACTACAAGAGGTAGTTCATCAGAATGCTAAGGATAAGGGATTTTATGATAATCCTAATCAAAATTTTGGCGAAAAATGTATGTTAATCGTTTCGGAAGTTTCGGAAGCATTGGAGGCTCATCGAAAAAGTAAGTTTGTTGATTTTGCAAGGTTTGGAACCGATTATGGTGGAGAAGCTCATTGGATGACTCCTGAAAAATGGAAGCGAATACGGTTTGAGACTGATGTAAAAGATACCGTTGAAGATGAATTGGCGGATGCTTTGATTAGAATTTTGGATTTGGCAGGTTGGCTTAATATTGATTTAGAACGCCATGTAGCTTTGAAAATAGAGTATAACGCAGGACGTGAAAGGCTACATGGGAAACGGTATTGAAAAAACCTCACCCCAACCCCTCAATTGAAGTAGACAATAAGATTAACGAGTTAGAAAAAGGAAATCAAACTAATGCTATGACAAACGAACACGTGAATAACCCAGCTCATTACGGTGGTGCTGATAATCCATACGAAGCTATTAAGGTTATTGAGGCTTGGGATTTGGATTTTAAATTAGGTAATACCGTTAAGTACATTTCGAGAGCAGGTAAGAAAGAACCTGAAAAGCTGCTTGAAGATTTGGAGAAAGCGAAATGGTATTTGGAACGAAAGATTAGTGAATTGAAAACGACAAAATGGAAGAATCTTAAAGTAATTCCTCAGTAGTGTTAAACCTCACCCCAACCCCTCTCCGATGGAGAGGGGCTAAACAAAAGCAACAATGACAACGAAACGGCACATGAGTATGAATATTCAAGGACTCTTGAATAATTATAAGCGTAAAAAAATCAACTTTTTTAGTGATGATGATGGTAACGAAATTTCTGATAAAGAGGCAAGAGCCTACCTGAAAGAATGCCAGGATAAAGGTTGGAAGTTAATTCCATGTAGTAGCGATTGTGAAGGGTTTGACCATTTTGGTGGTGGTTGTCCCGGACATTTGGTTTTAGTATAAAATATTACTCAACGCCTCAAAATTAGAGGCTTAAACCCAAAAGCAAGAAATGGCAAATGTATTTAATGTACTCGACGCTGAAATGTTAGCAAATAAACTTTGTGGAACTAATCATGAAGAAACTGACGAGATTGAAACAGCAATTAATGAAAAGTATGATATTGATTTAGAAAACTTTATTGTACTGGTTAGCGATTTAATGAATCTAATGAGCATTGGAGTTAGTCCGCTGACCAATACTCCAATGATTGGTTTTGCTGATGAACAGAATAGTATTTGGCTAATTAAAAAAGAGATTACCAGTCAATTCATAGGAAGTGTTATTCAGTGGCTAATGGAAGGGGAATCACTTGATAAAAAGCCAAAAGGAATTACTCGATTTATCAGTATTGAAGATGTGCCAGTGTATGATATAGTTATTCGGAAGGCTGAAATTGAAGAACTAAAATCAACTGATAATGGCTGTAACGTTGCTTGTGGTGAAAATTATTGTGATGAAAATGGTTGCGTTAATCGTAAAAGGATATTGACTGAACCAATTGAACCAACAAAATCAAATAATATCTAAATGTACTACAAAATAGAAAATACGGCATCGGAGGTTTATGTAAAACTTCATGCTCTCAGAACGAAGGAGTTAAGAATTGAGAAGGAAAACAAGTTGGCAATTATTGCGAAGTTTGGTAGCGACTTTGGTCAATTTTTTGGAATAGATGGACAACAGCAATTCCGAAGGGTAACGCAATATAAAGGCTTTGCTTTTACTAATCCCGAAAATCTTGAGTTGAAAGACTGGGTAACTCACAAAGAGAATTCTTCTATTTATCTACCAAATCGGAGAACTGCTAAAGGTCGAGAAATTGCCCAATTTCTATTTAATGGTTTAGAACAAAGTTGGTACTTAGATGTAATCGAAATATTAGCATTAAAGAATCTCAACCATTTTATTTTTCCATTCGTTGTAATTGCTGGTGATGTGATTCTTATTTTTTTGGATGATAAGCATGAACCAAGCGATAAAAATGTTATTGAAATAACAAAGCGAGAATTTAACGAGATTTATCATAAAACAGAAGTAGCATGAAAATTATAGATATAAGCCAAGAATTTTTAATTGTTTGCGACAACGTAAGGTGCGATTTTAAAATACCAAATGAAACTGGCGACCCAAATATAGAAACGTCACATTACATCAATGCTCATTGCCCTAAATGTGGTGAAATATTATTAACTCAGCAAGACTATGACGACTCAGCAAAGCTGATGAAGACAATTAATTGGGCAAATAAATGGTTTGGGTGGTTGTCAATATTTTTCAAAAAGCAAGAAGTTAAAAAAGCGGCAACGATTCATGTTCATGAAGGAATCAAAATTGAACATATAAGTAAATAAAATTTTAGTCAACCATAGGCTTTCGGGGAATCGTTAGGCGACTGACGTTGGTGGATAAAAGAACTGGACCCGCATTAAATCAATTGTTGAACCCTTAAACGATAGAAATCATGTAAGCCTTTATTTTAAGCCCTACAAGGTAGGCATTAACGAAATTAAGATAGTGCGTAAAGCTCGTGGATACTTTCTGCGAGCTTTATTTGTATAAGGGGGATACCCTTTTTTAATTAATACATACTATACTTAGTCTATCGAATTTGATATATACAATAAATGCTTGCGGTTTATTTTTATTTTCAGGTCTATTTGGGCGACGGCTTTTACCCCTTTTAACCCCTTTTTATAGAATATAGAAAACGTTGAAACTCTGTATATTTGTATGCAAAATTTTGAGACGAAAATAAAACCTTAAAAATCAGCGACTTGTATAAGAGATTTTAGATACAATTATTTTATTAATTTGTAACTGGATACAAAAAAGTTGTATATAAAAAAGGGAGAAACTGCCTGATACAACTTGATACAAGTTTTGATACAGTTTGATACAAATTTATTTTTGATTAATATTGTTGTAAGTATCTGACAATCAGTATATTAATACAGAAATACAGATATACAGTAAAATACAGCGATTTACGCAAAGTAGAATTGTCGTGCTTTGCTTGAATGCTTCGGTTATTTTGCGATTAATATTAGAATAGTGCAATTTCATCAAACCACATTGATTATGATTAAGACAAAAATCCAAGTGAAAGACCGTTATGTACGCAGATTTATCATGAACCGATATGGAAACGGTGAGCCTGTCATCAAAATTGATAGGCGTAGTTTGTTGGGAAAGGTTGTTGAACTTGGATGCAGTAAAATTGGCTATCAGCATTCGTTACCGAGACAACCGCAGATTAACGAAAGCTTGTCGATTACGATTGAGATGCCAGATTCGTTGAAAAATGATTTTATTCAACCGCAGAAAGTGTTCATCTTGTCGGACGTGCTAACTCGTCATTTCTACGAGATGTTTATGTGCGAAATTGAGGTATTGATTGAAGGTGGTTTGAGTGACTATGATGCCGTGACTCATTACATGAAAAAGTACGGTTTTGAAGATGATGGAAAGATAGATGATAAGCTACGAAAAAAGTGGCGTGACCATCAGTATTTACACCGAAAAAAGACGGAGAAATTAATTGAAAAGAAAGTAGAGGAGTTTTTGTCAGAATAAGATATTTACTCGTTTTTTTTAAGATTTATTCGTGAAAAAATATTTTTTTTGTTAGTCAAAAACCCTCATTACGTAACGTAATGAGGGTTTTTTGTTTGAATTTATCGAAAATGTAGTCCTACCAAATCGCCTAAATTGTCCATAGTTTTGTTATGAAAAATTAGAACAAATGGAAGACATTGAAAAGATTTGTAGTGAGACGAATGCCGCAGGGGTTCGACGTGTAAAACTTGTTGATGTTAGTGACATTTTGTCGATAAAAAAACCTTTTTTACATCGTAAAGAAGGTGTCAAAAATTGGCACGTTCCGCTATCTGGATTTAAGCTAAAACCAACTGCAACGATAGTTTCGATTGAGTTCTTTTCAGGATTGGCAAGCATGACGGAAAATTTAATTGAAAGTGAAGGTGGAATAGCCTTCCAAACTAATGTGGATACCTCAGTAAAGATTGACAATGCAGATTGTGCAATGGCAGTTTCGCTTTTAGTGGACAGAGGCTTGATAGGATTGGTTGAAGATAGAAATGGTACTTGTAAGGTATTAGGAGATTTGAAACAACCGCTTCGGTTGGTTAGTACGTTGGTATCCATTGGTGCAAATGAAAGACTGCTTGGGTTTAGCTGTACGATGAAACATCAGGCATATTTTATTGAGACTATTAGAGAGGAATATTTATTCTTGGGCCATACGAGAGCATTCAGTAAAGGATTTTCATTTGGGTTTAAATAATATTATAAAGATGGCAGTACCAAAAACATACGCAGAATTAGAATATATTGTTAATACAAATATTCCTAATAATCAGGTTGGTGACGTAACAGAACCCAAAGTGCGGCTTGTTCTTTTAGAGATAATTACCAGAATTTTTCAGATAAAAAATGTAACGCTTGGTTCTCCAATTGGCGGTTTACGTTTGACTGCGGAAGGTGTTTTAAGTAATAAATCATCGGGGTTTATTGTGCAACAGCCTTCGGGTGAATTTGAACAGTTTGATACTATCCATCAGGCTTTGGGTTTTGCGGGTGAAGGTGATTTCATTACGGTCAATCAAAACGTATCCATCAATGCCACTACTGGACCAATTATTCTGAAAAGTGGGGTAAATGTAGACTTCAGATTTCATGACATTGTCATTAACGATATTGCAGTAGCGATGCAGGCGGTTGGCAATGGCATTGTTTCTACAGTTTTCAATATTGGAAGTATAAGCCACAATTTTGGTGGAGATTATAGTTTGTATTCATCGACTGAAGAGAACTGTATTCTCAAGGTGTACGGTAATGGATGCTTTATCGTCATAAATGGTATTCAGTTGTATTCTGCACGTGCAGGAGTGGTTTTTTGTTACGGAGATTCTTCAATGGTACATCTTGATTTTAAGAGAATGTACATAGCGAGTTTCGGAGTTAAAGACCAAGCATCGTTTTATGTAACGTCTGAAAATGAACAGCCTTTTGACGAAGCCGTACAGGCTAAGAGTATTATTCGCTTGTACGGTGAGACTTTAGAATGCACGTCTGAGGTATGCTTTATGGCTGATGTGGATGCTATTATTCAGGTAGATGTGAAAGTGATAAGGCTGAATGGAAGTTCGCTATTAGCCATTCAAAAGTTTGGGCGACTTGTTTTCAATGATTGTGATGTAACAGCAGAAGAGACTTGTATGATAGTAGATAGCGAGGTATCAAGTAGTAAGGTTTCTATTATCAGATTTGAAGGTAAAAATGTATTGAGAACATTGGCAACTTCTGACGTTAGAGCTGGGTATCCCGTAATTGCTCTGAAGGCAAAAGAATCAATAATTGAGAATTATGGTAGCTTGAGAATTGCCCAACCTCTTCCATATTCTGGGCATCAAGCTATCGGGGTTAACCCGACGGCAGGAGGTCCATCCGCATTTGCGAATAATAGCTACATTTTTAACATGGGTACAATTGGTATTGTTTTTCCGATAGATGCAGCGATTTTAAGAAAGGGATTCTTTGGAGCAACGTACATTTTACAGAATAATTCGTTTGGTGAACATTAATAATTTGTCCTAAGATTCTGTATTTTTTATAGGAATCTTTGTAGAGTTAATAACAATACTTATGCTACATCTAATAGACAATGGAGTTCGCCTTTTTGCGATTGAAGGAGGGTTTTTCGATGAACAATTACAGCGATTTTCTCATTCAGGACGGGTAGAACGACCAAAAATTAAAATTGAAACGGTTAACGTTCCTGTGGCATCTATTGTCAATACCCTTTCAGCGAGAGAATTAGGCTATATGGGTATTGGTTCGGTAGAAACGGAAGATGGACTGATTGCGGTAATTGAAGTACGTGGCACGACCCAAATGTACACGGATGATTATTGTTATGGTACTGAATATGTTTGCCGTCAGCTTGCTATTGCGGATGGAAATGTGGCGGTATTGGCGGTTGTCTTTTTGGCGGATTCTCCAGGAGGAGAATTATCGGGTTCTCGTCAGCTTGCGAAGGCAGTAAGAACGATGAAAAAACCAGTAGTTGGTTTTGGACGTAGAATGGTAGCGAGTGCTATTTATTGGGCATTTAGTCAATGCAAGGAGTGCTATATTGAAGACGAACTTTCAGCAGTTGGGTCGATTGGTACTATGTGTATTTACCGTGACCATTCTAAAGAACTTGAACAAAATGGCGTTAATATAGTCGTTTTACGTTCGGAGGGAAGTCCAGACAAAAACCCATTGAATGGTGCGGAATCGTTTGAAGGCGAGCCACAAAAGGCGGCATTAGCGAAGGAGCAGGAAATATTGACATCGTCACGAGTGATAATGTTGAGCGATGTAAGAGCTGCCCGACCGATGGTTTCAGCAACCATTAGCGGAAAATTGTTTTACGGAAAAGATGCTATTGCCAATAGATTGGTAGATGGTTTTACCGATATGGAAGGAGCGTTGAAACGTGCCTACGTGTTGGGAAAACTTGCAAGAAAGTAAGATTGTAATTGCCTTAATAGAGTAATTAGTTGTACACCTATAATTTTTTTCATAATGAAAATTCAATTTCAAAAAGTAAGAACCTTAATGGCTTCACTTATCGGGAACCCAAATGTTCCCGAAGCGATGGTTGCAGAACTGGATTCTGCAATTAAAGGCGATGAAGCCAGCACAGAGGAAATGTTAGCATCGGCGACGAATGTGAGTCAGACTGCTACAACTGAAACCGAAACGACTGCGGTTGCTGAGACGGTTACGCCTGAAAAGACTGCCGTTGTGGCTGTTACGGAAACTACAAATGCACCAGTGCAGGTCGTAGAACCGCAGGGGAAAACTGGCTTAGAGTTAGTGATTGAAAAAATGACTGCCATCGAAAACAGACAACTTCAGGTTGAGACTGAAAATAAACAGTTGAGAGCTGAGAATGCTGAATTGCGTGCGGGTGCCAGTCCACGTGGGATTGTTCCTGTAACCGAAAATCAAGCAAATGTTGCTCCTGCAAGAGTTAGTCGTACATCTGAAAAAGATGAAAAAAGAGCAGAAGAAGTAAGCAGATTGAAGGAGAAATTTCCTGAATTGATGCACGATATTGAATAGGTAAAACCCTATTCAGTATTTAATAATATTTAAGTTTTACACCTATAATTTTTTGTAAGCACATGGCTGCATTTAATATCACAGCCCTCCAAGCGGTTCTTTTAGAGAACTTGGGGGATATTCAAACCATTTTTGGTTTGAAAGTTTCTAATGGTTTTGACGAGAAACGCAATGGCGATTTCTTGGTTATGCCAACAAAAGACAAAGTGCCATTGGTACGTGATTCGACAAATCCGATCCTTCAACCTGGGCGTACTGGTTCAACCAACTTTACGAACGATGCGGTTGTTTTGAAAAGCCGTATTGGTGAAATTAAACCGTTCAAAGCGGATTTGAAGTTGGACGAAGTGACTTTGTACAACTGGTCGAGAAGTTATTTGGCGAAAAAGAAAGCGTCTGACCCGTCAGATATTTATTCTTTTGAAGCTATGACTTACTACATGGGTCGTATTTTGGCACAAGCAGGAAAAGACATCAATAACGCACTTTTTAAAGGGGTGCATAACCCAGCAGGTGGCGTTGGTGGCGTAAACCTTTTTGATGGTTTGAACGCCAAAATGCTTGAAGGTTTTACAACCGTAGCCAATGGTGGTGTTGAAGATATTCCTGCAACAAACGTTTATGCGGCAGCTGCTACCATTACGCAGGCTAACATCTTAGCAGAGATTGCGAAAGCGGTTAATGTAGTGGTTGAAAGTGAAACGTTGGCAGAATATGTGGAAGAAGATGGTTCATTTTATATGCCATTCCAGCATTATGCGTACATGAAAAACGCCATTGCTGCACAAGCAGTAACGAAAGGTGATGAGGTAGTAATGAAGACAGGTGCAAACGAGTATCGTTTGGCTATGTTACCAAATACTATCATCAAGCATCGCCCGATGTTGAATGGTACCCAAACACACTTGTGGACGCCTGATGGAAACTTATTCTTCCTCGCTCCTGAAGGAACTACGGAAGATATTTCGAGCATCACGATTGAACAGGCTGACCGTAACTTGAAAATTTTCATGGATGGCGAAGCTGCTGTTGATTATGCTGATGGACGTTTGCTTGTTAGAAATAACAAGTGGTAGTCTGAGAAGTGTCGAGACAAATAATTAACCCCATCTGGAAACGGATGGGGATTTTCTACAAAAAATAAATTTTCTACACATGAAAAATAAATTGATTGGGGCTGTATTTGCCCTATTTGCTGTTTTGTTAGGGTTTGGGGCTTATGCTACACAAAACCCAATTGAGGCAATTGTTGCCTTCGGAGCGGTGGCGACTTCGGTTGCTCACTTTGCGAACATTCCGATGAATGCGAGTACGTTATTTTGCGTACCGTTGGTAAATCTGCCACGTTCTGAATGCCAAAAGCCAAATCCGGGTGGTAACAGAAAATTTTACGTAGCTGCTTGCGAAGATTTTACAGCTGAATGGCCAAAAGAGGCAGACGTTGATGATACGACTGGACTTGTGACGGTGGCACCTCCTTTAGCGGTTGGTAAATTCTTTGCGGAAATTGAATTTACGGATAATACAGCAAAAGCTGATTATGCCAAAGAAGGTGATGAAGGACATCAATCTTACAAACACATGGCAGAATGTAAGCTTTCGGGTTACAACGGTAAGCAATATTTGGCATTGAAAAAGTTCTTGAATATGCGTTTCGTGCTTGTTTCTAAACATGGTGATAAGTCGATGGTTGTTTATGGAACGTCAGAAGATGGTTTGTCGATGAAAGAAACGCACACTACGGGCGTAAAAGGTAACGACAAACGTGAATTCACGTTGAAAATGGAGCAGGATGGTTTGGATTTAGCACCGCCAATTTTGGGGGCAGCTATTACCGTTCCTGTTTTAGGATAGTTATTTAATTAAGCCTTTACCGAAAGGTTAAGGCTTTATTTTTTCACAATTAATTTTTAGAAATCATGGCTTTAAAAAAATATAAGCTTCAAAATATCCCAGAAAAAGGAAAGGTGAAATTTGAGCATAGTGAAGGTCGAGCGATTGTGCTTGATGAGAATTTAACCGACGAGCAATGTGATTACCTCTTGCAAGGTGGTGAAAACAAATTGGCAGCACAATATATCGTTGCTGTGAAAGAGCAAAAAGAAGTTGCTCCAAAAGAGTCAAAAGAAGTTACTCCAAAATAATATCAAATTCATCAAATACCCGACCGAAAGGTTGGGTATTTTGGTATAAACAATCATTAAGATGCAAAAGATTGAAATTGCAATTTCCGCACTAATTGGTGCAAAAAAAATGTCAGAAGACTTCGTAGCTTCGGCAGGTCAGTTTATTGACCCATTGGTTTTGTTATTGGAAACTGAGAAGTCAAAAATAATGACAGAAAGTGAATTTGATGGATTGACAGAAGATGAAGTGAAAGAACGAGTTGAGTTGAAACGCCATAAAGATATTGAATCTTTGCAGGAAGAAGCGGCTGAACGTTTTAAGCGTAGAAAGGTTAAAGAGTCATCTGATGATAAAACGACTAATGTGGTGTCAGAATCTACGGTTGTTTCGGAGGTTGAGACTGAGGTTAAACCTGCCGAACCTGTGGTTGAAACCGAGGTTAAACCTGCTGAACCTGAGGTTGAAACTGAGGTTAAACCTGCTGAACCTGTGGTTGAAACCGAGGTTAAACCTGCTGAACCTGAGGTTGCAACCGAGGTTAAACCTGCTGAACCTGTGATTGAAACTGAGGTTAAACCTGCTGAACCTGTTGTAACAGAGGTGAAGACAAAGAAAAGAACCACTAAAAAGGTAAAGGAAACTATATAATAGGTTTTTGTTGATTGTATTAATTAGACCATACAACTATTAGTTGTATGGTTTTTTGTTATATTTGCACCGCTAACAGTAATTTTTTTGATTGAAACGAGCCATCGGCAGGCATTGCCGATTGGCAAAGGGTTGTGAGTACCCTACGGTTCGTTTCGACGATTATTGTTAGCAGTGACCCAATCGGCTTTTTATGATACCAGCTCCTGCACATTTTGAAAGTTTGCATGACCATTTAGAAAAAAATGGAGTTGATATTTCTACCCTAAAAGAAGCTGTTTCTTCTTATTTGGACCTACCAAACAATATTGTTACCACCGAGTTTTCGGATGAACCTGACAATGATTTGCAAGCGTATTATTACCGAGAAATGTTGACTGATTTTGTAGAGAGTATTTCGTAAGTTTGTAGAAAAAACGCTATGAATCTACAAAGTAAAATTATGCAAGCAGAGGCAAGTTTGAGCCTAAAAAAACTACTATTCAGAACGAAACGTTGCCAAAAACATGAAGTTGATATTGCTGAAGATTTCCTGAATTCATTGTTGATTGATGCTGAAACTGAAAACATTGGTACAATGGTAATGCCATTGCCAACTTTTGAAGCTTCAATAACTAAAATTGAAACGCCTATTGTTGAAAAAGTTGGTAATTATGATGAATTGCAGGCAGAACTTTCGGCGACCGCCAAAAAACTTTCGGATGAATTGGGTGATATTTCAAATGAAATTGTCGCTTCGTACAAACGAAATCCCGCTGAGAATGTAAAAGTATTGATGAATGCGGCCATTGCTAAACGTGCTGAAATTGAAACGGTTTGGGATAAAAAGAAATTTTTGGAGCGTGATGGATACCTGAAAGTTGTAGTGGAAGAAAATAGCGAGGAATCGGAAAAGGTATTTGAAGAAAAATTGGTTTTGGCGGGCAAACGCAAACAGATAAAAGACCAGATCTACAAACTTGAAAAGAAAATTGCTGACCCAACAAAGCACGTAAAATTTAATAAAGTTGAAGTGAAAACGTTAGAGTGGCAGAAAGAACTGATGGTTCTGGAAAATGAATTGGAAACATTAGAACTAAAAATATCTACAAAATGAAATACCCAAGTAAAAACACTTATAGAAGAATTAACAAACCGACCAGATTTGAAAAGTGGTGGGATAGTTTACCATCTTGGGTAGAAGTAACAGTTGATATTATTAAGATTTTGTTGTTTTTGCTGATTGTCTATATATGTTTTTTTAGTAAATATTAAATAATAGGCGAAGGCCTGTACTACATCTATGAGTGAAATGTTAGAATGGCACGTTGAGCGTATCGCTTGGCGTGATATGATTCCCTACGAATTCAATCCCCGTAAAATGTCTGCCAATATGAAGCAGAAGCTTCGGGAAAGCTACACGAAGTTTGGTAATGTTGAATTACCTGTTCTCGATTACGACAATATGATTATTGCGGGTCATCAACGCCAGTCAGTCAAAATGGTTGATGGTTTTGGCGATGAGCTGACGGACGTTGTAAAACCAAACCGAAAATTGACTGATAAGGAGTATAAGGAGTACAATGTTATTTCTAATGCTTTGAAAGGGGATTTTGTTGGTGAAATTTTGGCGGAACACTTTCAGGAAGTTGAGGATTTGGCTGATTATGGTTTGATGCTTGATGAGGTATCAGCCGTGATGGATAAAGAGGATGCTACGCATATAGAAGCAGAAATGCCAATTGTACCGAAGATGGCAGAAAGCTATACATCGTTTGTAATTGTTTGCAAGAATGAGGTGGATGCTACGCATTTAGCCGAAAAGTTGGGCGTGAATGTTGGCAAATGTTATAAGTCTCAGAAAGTAGGAATGATGCACGTTTTGGATGGGAAGGAGGTCATTAAATTGCTATGAATCTGAAAATTGTAATACCCAGCCATAAGCGTGCCGAAAGAGTATTGACAACGGCAGCCGTTGATGGTGCTATTTTGTGCGTAGAAGAGTCGCAAGAAAAACTTTACCGTGCCTGCAACCCTAAAATTGATATAGTTACGCATCCTGACAGCGTGAAGGGATTAGCACGAAAGAGAGATTGGATAATTAAACATTTTGGCGATGTGTTTATGTTGGATGACGACATAACAGCCATGCAAAGAGTTTATACCGAAAAAGGGGAAAAGATAAACGTAGAACCTGATGTAGCAAGTGAGTTGATTAGGCAAGCAGCTCAGGCGTGTAGAGATGCAGAAATGTTTCTTTTTGGTTTTTCTACATCACCTGGTCCTATTTCTTATAATCCTATGAAGCCAATAAGTCTTTCAGGATATTTTACTGGTTGTAGTCATGGGGTTCTCAGTGGCTCAAAACTCTGGTACAACCCTGACATCATCTGTAACGAAGATTATTGGATTTCGTGTTTGAATGCGTACCATCATCGTGGTGGTTGGAAGGATAACCGTTTTTACTTTGCCCAGAAGGATACTTTTGTAAATAGAGGTGGTTTATCGGAGTTTAGAAATGTTGATGCAGAGGAGAAAGATTTCAAGCTTTTACAAAGGACTTTTGGGGCGGAAATCGTAACTTTAAAAAAGAATCAAAAGGTACATCAGTTTCAAAAATCTTTAAAATTACCGTTTTAGTAAAAATTATATTTTCAAACTTTTAACTATTATAAATATGTTTAAATTAACTCCAGTAACACCAGAATTAGAAAGGCAAAATGCTTTTTTCCCAGGATACATTGAAGAAGGAATAGAAGAAAAAATATTTGATTCTGAAGATGAGGCTAAATCTTATTTATCTCATCAAAAAGACTTTGACCGACATAAGAGATTTTATGTTATAGAAAAAGTACAATAAAAATATATTTCTTCCATAAAGTTTTCAAATGGAAAAAAGATTTGGTGGAAGGAACATACTGAATTTATGATAGCTAAGAAGTTGAATTAAAAATCTAAATAAATACTTTCATACATAACAATATTATGGATTATAACAAAAAAATCTCCATCACTGTAAACAGTGTTGATGTTTTACAAGATGATAAAAAATTAATAAGTGGTGAATATATAAATGACCTTGATGAGTTAGTTTTAATATCATTTACCGTTGGAAAGCGTTTCAATATCAAAAAGAATCATATTTTGAAAGGAGAATTTAAAAAGTTTTCTGAAGTTGACTATCCACTTCCTATTGCATTAGGGGTAGTTCAAAATGACGAAGTACATAAAACACCATTCCAATGTATGTTACAAGAAACTGTAATTGCAGGCAAAAAAGTTGAATATTTTACTGAGGAAGATTTAGATTTGCTTGGTTGAATTTAAGATTTAAATATTCTATAAAAAATGAAGATACTTAATAATAGAGTTCCGAGAAAGGTAAAGAAGCATTTTAGGGAGTTATTCCTATTATTAGAAATTGACAATAAAAATCATCAGCAATTGAATATAATGGTCAAAAAAATAAAAATTTATTGTCATTATTTATCAAGGCAGAGGAATAGACTTGTAGTTGTTGTGAAATGAAATGGAAGATTGTGGCGACACGTTAATTTTAATATTAAAATATGAATTTCAAAATTGATGATGCTTTTAATCTCGTTTACAGTAGGGATTTGTTATTGAAGAAATTAAAATTACAGTTTTGGCAATTTTATCAAATTCCGATAATGAATACTGAAGTGACGTTTTATGTTTACTATATCAACCAATGCACCATAAAGTTTAGATTTCGGCAAAAGATTGATTCAAGATATAGAAACGTAAACAGAGCTTTATTGGATAGTGATGCTGTAATTTGGGAACTCGTAATTATTGATAGGGTAGAGGAATGTTTGTATGAATATGAAGAATTGGACGAGAGTTCATTTGCAACTGGATTAGATTTGAGTTGTAGTTCAGATGAGTTTAAGCGTAATTTAGTTTTTTCAGAAGTGGATAAAGCGAATAAAAGTATTGTTAGATTTTCTAAATATGAAGAAGAATAGGCTACCCCGAAAACTTAAAAAGAGATTGAAGAAGAAAGGAGCTACTATTGAACTGGTTTCTTCCATCGCTTCACAATCGATTAAAACTATAATTGATTTCGCAAAACAGTTTGCTAAATCAATTATAGTTACACCTATTTCCAAAGGTATAATTGCTAAATGTATTGAACTTGATATAAGGGAGAGAGAAAGAATTATTAGGAATGAAATTGTAAGACCTCCATTAGAAGAAGTAGTAATTGATAGACCAATTAGAGGCTTCAATATATCGCATTATATTGAAGAAGATTACCCAAGATTTGACCATGCGGCTGACGCTATGAATTACGCAATGATGGCTATGTTTAAAGATAATAGCTATGGGATACGTCAACCATCATTATTAGTAAAAAGTACACTTGAATCATAAATATTCCATATATACGAAAGAGTGGATAGTAAAAGACTGCGGATTATTCGCTGAATGACAGTAAAGTTAGTTTGGCAAATTGGATTTTGAATTACCGACAAATCCTCTAAGAATGTTGCTTTACCAGTCTTATCCACGTACCAAAACGGTTAGCGGCCACCCCGTAAGGAGAAATTCTTACGGGGTTTTTGATTTATAGGGGATTGCCAAATTTTCTGCGGCTGCCTGCCATATTAGCATGGGTTCTGTTTCTGTTACTTGATATTTTGGGAGAATTTTACAGAGTTCAAACAATATAACAACATAACAAAAAAGACAACATGAAACATTTATCACAATTTATCGACCGCACAAAAGGAACAGAGCAAGATTATAAAAAATGGGCTACTGAGTGTGGCATTAAAGCTTCTCATTCATTTAAGGATAGACAGTTAGGTGAAAAGTTTATGGTTAACTCATTGTCTGAATTTAAAACGTGGGAAGCTTTAGATTTAGAAGGTTGTTCATCATGGAAGAAGGTACACAACAAAATTTTGGATGAATGTGAAAATCCTGCTGATTTAGCTGCGTGTTATTTAGAACTGCTAAATGATGCAAAATCGGATTACTCAAAAGCGGGATTTTTGAATGATAACCTTTCGCCTTTTCCAAGAACTTCATTTATCCAATTTGGCGATAAAAATTGGATTTCGGACGTTTCAGCGGCTTGGTTTCAGAATGATGGGGTATCTCTTGATGTTCAGGCTCAGGAACTTTCAGGAATGTTTGGGAAAGAGATTTCAATTGATGACATCATTTGTTTTGTAAGAGATTTTAGAAAAGGAAAGTATAAAAGTGCTTATCAGATTTATGTAAAGCGATACGAAGAACGTTGGTTGGAATGGTGTGGATTTAAAATTACTAAAAAATATGCGGAACACTTGACTGAAATTTTGGATGGCGTAGTTGAAGCGGTTGTTTTAGTAGCTGTAACTGAAGATGTACCATTTTAATGGCAAAGACGGTAGATGTGCCATTGGAGCTGAGAGCCTTCAATGACGTTTTTGAAAAATTGGGTGGTTATAGATGGGATGAAGCAAAAGTATTTCACGACCTCTGCGATTATATAATAGCTTGCTTTTTAACGACTGGTGATAAAGATTGTGCTGAAAAATTGAAGAAAGAATATGGGACTGAATATCCCATATTCCACGAAATGTTTAGAGAATTGTTGTTGGCACAAGAAAAGGTTTTGAAAAGAAAACTTTGGTATGATGGACTTGGAACTTATTATGAAATCATCAAGAGTAAATCAAAATCAAGTGCATTAGGTCAATTTTTTACACCTGAAACAATTGTCGATTTTATGACTGAGATTCAGTTAGATGAAAAGAATTTACCAAAAGGGAAAAAGGTAAATGACCCAGCAAGTGGTTCAGGCAGGTTTTTGATTGCATTTCATGCTAATGCTCCTGGTAATTATCAGTATGGTTGTGATATTGATAGTATTTGTGCAAAAATGACAGCTATAAATATGTGCATATCTGGCTGCGTTGGACAGGCTATTTGTGGGGATGCTTTAATGTTAGGGGATAGTTACAGGTTTGGCTTTGAGGTGAATAGATACCTTACCTATCATCATTTCCCGAGTTTGGAAAGGATTAGTAAAGAAGAAAGTTTTGAATTTGGTTTCTATAAAAATGCGATACTTGAGAAGCAAGTTAAAGTAGAGCCTGAAAGAATTAATGGTGATTTTGTTCCTGCAACTAACGAAATAATTATTGATAAAAAGGGGCAATTTTCAATGTTTTAAAGCAATAAAAAAGCTAAAATATATATGATTTTTGGCTTTTTTATCTTGAAAAAAACGAAGAATTTTACAGAGTTCAAACAATTAAATACTTAAAAATGAGCAAGTTAAAAAAACGTAAAATGACAGTAATTGAAAAGCGATTATTGCAAGAATTGGTGGTTTCGCAAGAAGTGAAATTAGGATGCCAAAAGCATGAAAACTTGGGGTTTTCGGATACTCCATTATTTAGCGTAAAGCAATCCGAACTATTTTAAAGTAAAAAAGGCAGAATCGTGGGGATTCTGCCTTAATCTTTCAGTGATGTTCAAACAACAAAAAGACAAGGGCAAATGTACAAAAAAAGAGAATTGAAAGTGTCATACACTTGGCAAAATAAAAAGTGTATTCCATCAATTAACCTATCGGGTGGATGGATTCGGAATTTAGGTTTTGAGATTGGCGATACTGTCAATGTTGAAATGACAGGTAATCGTTTAGTGATTGAAAATGTAAATAAACAAGGCAATGAGTAAGTATCAGATTGTTACGAATAAGGGGTATAATGGGTCGGAGGTAATATCTGCATTACAAAAGTGTATCCGCCGAGGGATGGAGCAGGAGGCTTTGTTTTGGGCCATAGAGTTGT